TAAAAGGTAAGAAGTTAGTAATGCATAACGCTTCTTTCGATACCCGTTTCGTAAAAAACTATTACGGTATTGATTTGCTAGAAGATCTTTGGGTAGATACTGGCTTACTTGTTCATACAGTTCAAGAAGAAGGTGCATTTGGATTTGGTAATCCTTTTGGTTTGAAATCTATTGCTATTATGAACCAGAAAGCATTAGGTTTAGATATTGAAGAAGCAGCCAATAAGGAGCAATTAGAACTTAAAGAATCTATTAAAGCTAATGGAGGCTCAGTTACGAAAGATAACTATGAGATCTATAAAGCCGATATGGAAGTTTTATCTAAGTATGCTGCTGCCGATACCGACTTAACTTTGCGTATATGTAATTTGTACTTAGAGAAGCTAAAAGAAGAGAACCTAGAAGCATTCTTCTTTGAAGAAGAGGTTATGCCTATCTACCGAGAAGTAACTGTTCCTATGGAAGAGTACGGAGTAGACTTAGATATGGATTTACTTAAGCAGACTCATGCAGAGATTATGAAAGATCTTGCAGAGAATAAGAAGATCGTTATGAAGAGCTTACTAGATACAGATGACGGTAAGAATTGGGTAATGGATACTGCTTTTAGTAACTACCCACCTACCAACAAAGGTAACTGGGCTCAAGAGTTCTGTAAACGATATTCACTTCCTTTACCTAGATCTGAAAAGACCGGTAAGTATTCTATTACAGCTAAAACGGTTAGTGAATTAGAGGACTCTATCTACAAAGAGTTTCTACTAACTGGAGAAGTCTCTCTACTAGATCCTTTAGAAGTAGCTCGTATTTCGATGGCTATGTGGAAAGAGACTAATGACGGTGAGTATATCAATATTCAGTCTAAGAAGCACTTAGGTGAAATCGTATTTAAGTATATGGGTATTAAAGCTAAGTCTAAGACTACTAAAGGAACCGATCAGTTTGATATGGAGATGTTAGAGGACTTATCTAAAGAGTATACCTGGGCAGAAAACTTACGTATCTATAATAAGTTGCTTAAGATTAAATCTACTTATATTGACCGCTTTATTGACGGTTCAGAAGATGGCCGTTACTATTTCTACTTTAAGCAGAATGGTACTGTATCCGGACGCTATGGTTCAGATGCTCAACAATTACCTAAACCTAAAGAAGAAGGAGAAGATGCTCCTATTATCGTTAAGTATACTAATATTGTTCGTGCATTCTTAATTGCAGGAGAAGGACGTAAGGTAATTGATGCCGATTATGAGTCTCTTGAACCTCACTGTTTTGCTTCTGTAGCAGGTGATATTAAGCTTCAAGAGATCTTTAATAACGGCTGGGACTTCTACTCTACTGTAGCTATTCAGACTGAGAAGCTAGAAGGTGTATCTCCGGATAAGAAAGCTCCTAACTATCTTAAGAAACTAGACCCGGTTAAACGTAACCAAGCTAAGGCCTATTCATTAGGTATTGCCTATGGTATGGAAGCTTATGCATTGGGTATGACGCTAGGTATCCCTCAGAAAGAAGCAGAGAAGCTTGTTCAAGGTTATCTAGATGGCTTCCCTGAATTAAAGTCTTGGAGAGAAAACTCTCGTAAGCAGATTAAAGAGCATGGCTTTATTACTAACTACGTAGGACGTATTCGTCACTTACCTAAAGTAAAACGAATCTATGATAGATACGGAGAGCGTATCATGGACTGGAAGTTTAGAAACGAACTAGCAGCTCAATACGGTAAAGATGATGTTATGGCTCTTTATAGAGATTACCGTAACGGATTGAATAACTGTTTGAACTTCCAACTACAGTCATTAGCAGCAGCGGTAGTGAATAGAGCAGCTGTTAAGATTAACCGTAAAGCAAAAGAACTAGGCATTGATGCTAGAGTACAAGCTCAAGTACATGACCAGTTAATTATAAACGTATCAGAAAAAGACGCAGAGATGTTTGCGCCTATAGTACGAAACATCATGGAAACTACAACAGTTCTTCCGGGTGTAACCCTAAAAGCACCACCAGAGATTTCTAATAACTGGAGAGATGGGCACTAAAATTATTATGTATAAATTAATACTAGAAGGAGCATTGTATGGAACGTTGGCTCAAATCATAACGTTCCTACAACTCCAAGGAAATATAAAATGGAACTGGTACGCAAAATACCCGGTCCTAGTCTTGATAGCATCTATACCTATCTCTATACTGTTTATCAAATCAGTAGAGAAGTTTGTAGCTGCTTTTAATGGAGAGATTTGGCCGAGTAGGTTGATTGGATTTGGTATAGGTATTATAGTTTTCTATATTATGAGCTATACTCTCTTTAACGAACCAGTAACAACAAAAACCTTTGTATGCTTAGTATTAGCTTGTGCTATAATAGGTGTGCAGGTTTTTTGGACTTAGCATATTTATATTAAATCGACTCTAGGGCGAGTAGTTATATTAAACAAATGTTAAACCGAGGATCTAAGGACCTCACAAACTGTAAATCAAATGAGTACAAATTTCAATGAATTCGACATTCTATTTCACAATTTTTTCCACCCAACAAGTGGATTTCTCTCGGCCGCAACGGCAAAACAACCACACCCCTTAAACATTTTCTACACCGAGGACAAACTTCATTTCGAAGTCGCTTGTACCGGACTTACAAAGGAAGATGTAAAAGTGAATATCGAAGAAGATATTCTAAAAATTAGTTATAAGAAACCAGAAGATGATGACACACTTCATCCTGGAACTATCCATAGAGGTCTAGCAAGACGATCATTCGATTTAGGATACAAAATTTCAGCAAAGTATGATTTGAGCAAAGCAGAAGCTAAGCTTGAAAATGGTTTGTTAGAAATCGCTATTCCTATTTCGGAAAAAGCTAAACCAAAAACTTTAAAAATTAAATAAAAAACTCTGCCCTAGAGTTTGATTTTAGAGTATTAGTTCGTATATTAAATTTATTAAACAAGTTATAACAATCATGAAAGTATTAGAACCTCAAAATGACCGTGTGCTTATTCAACCTATCGAGGAAGATGAGCAAATGTATGGTAATATTGTAATCCCGGATATGGGTAAAGAGCGTCCTGAAATGGGCAAGGTAATTGCTGTAGGACCTGGACGTCAATCAGAATTCGGACATTATATTCGAGTAAACGCTAAAGTAGGAGACATTGTATTAGTCCCTAAGATCGGAACAATTCGTATTGAGTTCGAAGGAGATGAATACTACATCACACAAGACAGAGAAATTTTAGCAACAGTAAAAGAATCACAAGCATAATGGAAAAGAAAGTAACGTATTCAAAAGAAGCTCGTGAAGAGTTATTATCAGGAGTTAAACAATTAGCAGACGCAGTTGTAGCAACATTAGGACCTTCAGGCCGAAATGTAATCATCGAACAAGAGATGGGAAGCCCTATTTCTACTAAAGATGGTGTTACAGTAGCAAAAGCTATTGAACTAGAAGATAAAGTACAAAATATCGGAGCACAGTTAGTAAAGCAAGCATCAATTAAAACAGCTGATGAAGCAGGTGATGGTACGACCACATCTACGTTGTTAGCATATTCGATTGCTAATTCACCAATTGATGATACCGATAACGTAGTAGAAATTAAAAGAGGAGTAGATAAAGCAGTAGCTACAATCGTAGATTACTTAGCAGAGCACTCTCAAGAGATAACGGATGAAGAGCAGTTAAAGCAGGTAGCTACCATCTCAGCTAATAACGACACCGAAGTAGGTGAGTTGATTTCCACTGCCATGGACAAAGTTGGTAGAGATGGAGTTGTTACAATCGAGGAATCACGTACCGGAGAAACCTATCTGGAAACAGTAGAAGGTATGCAATTCGGCAGAGGTTATAAGTCCCCGTACTTTGTAACGGACAACAGCACTATGCAAACTGTTCTTCAGAATCCGTTGATCTTAATTACAGACAAGCGATTAAATTCTGTTAAAGAGTTGCTCCCTGTATTAGAAGCATGTTCTTCTCAGAACAAGTCATTGTTAATCATTGCAGATGATATTGATGGAGAAGCGTTATCTACATTAGTAGTTAATAAGATGAGAGGTATTCTAGCTTGTGTAGCTGTTAAAGCACCTGAGTTTGGAGACCGTAAGAAAGCTATCTTAGAAGATATTGCAGTATTGACAGGAGGTCAAGTAATCTCTACAGAGAAAGGAATGAAGTTAGAGAAGTTCAATCCAGACTGGTTAGGTAAAGCTAAGAAAGTAACAGTAGGAAAAGACACTACTACGATTATTGATGCAGCAGGAGAAGACGCAGCAATTACCGGCCGAGTAGAGGAGTTAAAGACTCAAATTGAAGAAGCTAAGTCTCCATTCGAGAAAGAGAACTTACAGGATCGTTTAGCTAAGTTTATTGGCGGAGTAGCGATTGTATATGTGGGTGGTCATACCGAAGTAGAGATGAAAGAAAAGAAAGACCGAGTAGATGATGCTCTACATGCAACCAGAGCAGCTCTAGAAGAAGGTATTCTACCTGGTGGAGGTATTGCATTACTAAATGCATCTAAGTACCTAGATACAAACCCAGTAGAGACAGATAATGAATCTCAAGCATTAGGAGTTCAGTTTGTTAAATTAGCTTGCCGTAAGCCATTTATTAAGATCTTACAGAATGCAGGATATACAAACGAACAGATTGCAGACATTCTTAATTCATTAGAATCAGAAGACGGATGGGTAGGTTACAATCCACGTACAAAGCAAATTGTAAATATGTTCAAAGAGGGTATTATTGATCCTGCTAAGGTTACTCGTTTAGCGTTAGAAAATGCAGCATCAGTAGCAGGTACAATCTTATTAACCGAAGCAGTTGTCTCTAATATCAAGAAAGAGAAAGAAGAGAAGAACGACTTTGGCGGTATGATGTAAAACCGGAGGGGGAAGCAGGGGGGCGTCTGTCCCTCTCTTCACCGAAGGTGTCCCGCGCGAATATGGAAGTAGTTCCGGAAATTTTGTAGTAGGATCTTAAAATAAATTTTCGTATCTTTATTATATGAAAGAGCAAATGTATACCCCGACTCACACCCGTGAGCAGCTCCTTGGTACTAAGCTTAAAGGACTACGAAAATTGAATTATAACCCGTTTACGTGGTGGAGGATGTATGAATCTACCAATAAGCCCTTATCTTCGAGAGCCCATATCTCGGATAAGATTAAGAACGGAGACTATGATTACCCTCATTGGAAGTATCAAGCAGAGTTATGCGAGCATGACCTAAATGATATGTGGCAGAAGATGTCACCCGATTATGCAAAGTGGGTAGAGGAGTCGTCCTTGATGAGAGCGAGAAGGAAGAGATTGATTGAGGATCATGAAAAGGAAGAGAATAAAAAATTAGAGGAGTTGGTGAGAGAGTTCACAAGATACTATCGCGTGACTAAAGAGCAGGTATTAGATTTGATGTTAGAATGGGAAGGAGACTTATATGGATTCTACCAATTTATGGATGATCGATACCGCATCAAACCAGCGCCAATACCTAAATTTTAATACAATTAACTATTTATATAAACAATCAATTAAAAAACCATGACAATTATTGTAATTATTGCAGCAATCGCCCTAGTTGGAGGATTCATTTACTTAAAGAAATCGGAGAACAACACTGCCGAAACCGTTGCTAACATCGTAGAAGAGGCTAAAGCCATTCACGAAGAAGCAAAAGCAGAAGTAGCTAAGGAAGAAAAGCCTAAGAAAAAATCTGCGCCGCGTAAGAAGAAGGAAACTGCTTCTTCAACAGAAGGTCCTATTAAAGGAGAATATTATAAACAAACACGCTAATAATGGAAGCAAAATTGAATATCGGTATCGATCAAACAAGCCCGGTTTTATGCGATGAATGCGGGGGCCACTTTTTTGAACAGGTCCTACATCTCAGAAAAGCATCTGGGTTATTAACAGGAACTGGAGTACCATCTTATGTACCGATTCCGGTTTTTGCTTGCTCGGCTTGCGGACACGTAAATGTTGAGTTCCTACCTCAAGAAGTACAAGAGTTGAGTAAATAAAATTAAAGAAAACGGCCGGGTGGAGGGTAGGAGCAAGACCCGGTCATATAGAGAGGAGTACGATTAATTTCGTGCTCCTTTTCTTTTTGGCCTATTTATAACAAAGAGTTGCGTAAAAGCATATAGTGCACGGTTGTAGCTTAACTTAAACTTAAAAAATTAAAAGCTATGGCATTTAAAGACATTTTCAAAGACAGTAATGATTACAACGAAAAATCAATCGTTGGATTTGCATCATTCGCAGTAATGGTAGTATTCGCTTGTGCGGATATCGTAACAGGTTTCTTAGGTAACCCATTAGTAATTGAGCCTATCATCTTCAATTCATTCGTTTACATCACATTAGGTGCATTCGGTATTGCTGAAGTAGGTAAAATCTTTGGTAAAAAATCAGAAAATCAAGATCAAGAATAATAAATTTTACTAACAATGAGTTTAAAAGCACTACAAACAAAATTAGGCATTACAGCTGATGGCGCTTTCGGTCCAGGTACTATGAAAGCTGCTATGAAATTTTACAACCTTACTCCAGAAAGAGCAGCACACTTCTTTGCTCAAACAGGACATGAGACAGGAGACTTCAAAGTATACAACGAAAACTTGAACTACTCAGCTCAAGGCTTACAAGGTATCTTTGGAAAATACTTCCCAGGTAACTTAGAAGAATCTTATGCACGTCAACCAGAGAAAATCGCTAACCGCGTTTATGCTTCTAGAATGGGTAACGGAGATGAGAAATCAGGAGATGGTTGGAAATTCCGTGGTCGTGGAGCAATCCAATTGACTGGAAAAGATAACTACACTCAATTCTCTAAGCACATTAATAAGCCTGAGATCTTAACAAATCCAGATTTAGTAGCAACTGAGTATTCTTTTGAATCAGCATTATTCTTCTTCGATAAGAATAAATTATGGTCTATTTGTGATCAAGGTGTAAACGATGCTGCTATTTTAGCTCTTACAAAAAGAGTAAACGGTGGTACTCATGGATTAGCTGATAGACAAGCTAAGACGAAGAAATTTTACGAATACGTAAAAGGATAAGAAAAAGTTGCTCCTATGAGCATTTTTTCGTAAATTAATAAAAGGTTTAAAACCAATGAAAAAAACAAATATTATCTTAATAGGGATTATAGCGGTCTTGGCCGCTTATATCCTGTTCTTTGTACAAGCACCTTTAAAGGTAGATGTTAAAGGATATGAGGTTAAGATCGACTCTCTTCAACATACAGTAGATTCTATATATGTTGAAAACGGCAAACTAGATAACCAAATTGCTGGATACGAAGCTGAAATTTTATTTCAAGACGATAAGATCCAGAGCTTAAAAGACAAATTAGTATTAATTAAACAAGAAACAAATGAAAAAGTTAAGTCTGTCGATTCTTATACTGATGACGAGCTTGAGCGTTTTTTCACAGAACGTTACAAAGGACTCATCAGCGATTCAACTGCGCAAGCCGATAGCACGTCTCGTAATTAAGGATTTGATTAAAGGCGACGGAGCTCAAGTTGAACTCAATAACCTACATCAAACTTTAACAGCTACAGAACAAAAGGTGGCATTAAAAGATAGTATTATTGTTACACAAACTAGTAAGATTGTGAACCTTAATGAGATTATTCTCAAGAAGGATGAGCAGTTTAAATTACAACAACAGCTTTCTAAGGATTTAGAGAAAGCATTAAAGGCCGCTAATACGCGAGTATTTTTCTACAAGATAGGCTCTGGAGTAGCTATTGTGTCTACTCTACTGTTGTTGGTTAAATAATAGAAAAAATGGAAAAGTTACGTAAAGGTTTATTCCCCTTCATCATTGCCCTTTCAGCATTATCAGTTAGTTTATCCGCGGCCTTTTACTCAGTATCAGGCCTCGGTAAGCTATTTGCTGGTGCTTCTACTCAGGTTATTATAATGGCATCTTCTTTAGAGATTGCAAAATTAGTAATAGCCTCTCTTTTATACCAATACTGGGATACTCTTAATAAAGTATTGAGAGCTTATTTAGCAATCGCTACAGTTGTATTGATGTTAATTACCTCAATGGGTATTTATGGCTTCTTATCTGGAGCTTATCAAGAAACAGCTAATAGAGCTGGAACCGTAGATGCACAAGTTACTCTACTAGAAACTAAAAAAGCAAATCTTGTAGGTCAGAGAGACTTATTAACTAAAGAAAAAGAAGCTTTAGTAACAAGTATGTCAAACCTTCAATCTGGATTAGCTAATAACAAAACTAGTTACGTAGATAAAAAAGGTAACTTAATACAATCAAGCAGTTCAGCAAATAGAAAGTCTCTAGAGAAGCAATTAGAGTCTTCTACAACTAGACAGGATAATCTAAACATAAAATTAGATGATGTTAATAACAAAATCTTTGAATTAGATAATCAGATTGTTGAAGTAAAAACAGGTAGTGATATCGCTGCAGAATTAGGCCCACTTAAGTACATTTCCGGACTTACAGGAACGCCGATGGATCAGATTGTAAACTACCTACTCCTTATTATTATATTCGTATTTGACCCTCTAGCAATCTCATTAGTAATTGCAGCTAACTTTGCCTTTGCTCAGTTAAAACCAAAAGAGACTTTATACGAAGACAAGGCTTATCACGATGAAGTGAAGGAATGGGATGTGACTCTACAGGATGGGTTAGACGACGAAGACGATGATTACCCTGAACCTAATGAAGCATTAAAAGAAGCTGCAGAAAGGTATAAAGAGCTAAAGAACCAGGGAGAGATACAAGAAGAACCTATCAGATTAGCAGAAGAAAGGATATTAGAAGAAGATTGGAAGATAGTAGACGAAGCCGGAAAGGAAATAAAAGATCAACCAGAGCAAGTAAAGATAGTTAAGATACTTCAAAAGACTCCTTCCAGAATGAGAGTACAGTATTCAAATGGTAAAGAGGGTTGGGTATCTAAAAATACAAAGCCGGACGAGGATAATAGTATTAGGTATTTATAAAGTATATTTGCTACTCTGCGTATTTTTTCGTATCTTTAAAGAATAAATAAAAGTTTTATCATGAGTAAAATAGAAGAGGCTATTGCCAAGAGGTTATTAGAGAGGGCTGATGTAGGCTTCCGGAAGTACGGTGTAACTATGGAGAGAGATGATCTCAACTTTTTAGACTGGTTAACACATTTACAGGAAGAATTATTAGACGCTGCGGTTTACGTAGAAAAATTAAAAGGTTATGCCCAAGAAAATACCACAACTAGTCAAGCTAGTACAGGAGAGTAAGATTAAGCAAACAAAAGCTAACAAACATATTTCATATAGCCAGTTATCTAGTTTTGAAAATTGTCCTAAGCAGTGGTACTTAACTTACGTAAGAAATTTAGCTCCTTATAAACCATCCATACATGCTGTATTCGGTACAGCTATGCATGAGACTATACAGTCCTGGTTAGACGTTCTTTATAACGGTACAATAAAGAAAGCTAACGAAATGGATTTACATAAGCTTTTACAAGAGAATATGGTGAAAGCCTATAAAGCTCAAAAAGCAATGTATAGCCATGAGCATTTTTCTGATCAAAATGAGATGAATCTATTCTACTTAGACGGTATTCATATTCTCGATTTTATAAAGAAGAAGAGAGTCTTATATTTTTCTAGTAAAAATACTTACCTAGCTGGTATAGAAACTTTACTCTATCAAGAACTAAGACCTGGAGTATTTTTTAAAGGATTAATTGATATAGTACTTTACAACGAAACAGTAGATAAGTGGTATATTATAGATTTAAAAACTTCTACATCAGGATGGTCTGACTACGTAAAGAAAGACGATACTAAAATAGCTCAGGTACTTTTATATAAAGAGTTTTTTGCTAAGCAGTTCAATATTGATATCGATAAGATAGAAGTAGTATATTACATCTTAAAGAGAAAAGTGCCTATGGAAGCTGAATTTGCTTCTATGCAAAGACGAGTACAGGAATTCAAACCACCTTCCGGTAAGATAAAGACCGGTAAAGCAGTCGCAATGATGAATAGGTTTGTACAAGAGACTTTAGATGAAGCTGGAAACTTTTTTGATAAAGATTTTCAAGCTACACCATCTGAAAGTAGTTGTAGATTCTGCGTTTTCAGAAATAATCCTATCTGCCCACAAGGTGTTTAGGTATTTTCTATATATTTATATATGTATATAATATTATAAGTTATGAGTAATGGTTCAAAAAAACTAACAACAGTCCAGTTGGAAGAAGATCTACTTCAACAGTTTAAATTTACCTGTGTAAAATATAAATTTTCTTTTCAAAAACTTGCTTCACGAGCAATTTTTCTTTATATTACAGATAAGGAGTTTAGAGATTTAATTCACCAACAGACAGACACAAAAGTTAAATAAGTTTCATGCAAGAAAAAATTGGTTACTTAAAAAAAGAAGAGCGTAAAAAGATCTTACTTTTATGCGACGACATTCGAGTACATTCAGGAGTCGGAACAATGGCTAAGGAGATTGTCCTAGCAACAGCACACCGTTACAATTGGGTTAATTTAGGAGCTGCAGTAGTACATAAAGAGGAAGGTACTGTTATAGACTTATCCGAAGACACTGCTAAAGAGACAGGGATAGAAGATCCATCTGTTAAGATTTACCCTTGCACAGGATACGGTGATCCTTTTAAACTTAGAAAGCTTTTAAAAGACGAAAAGCCTGACGCTATCTTCATCTTTACAGATCCAAGATATTGGGTTTGGTTGTTTGATATGGAAAGAGAGATTAGATCTAAAATTCCTATCCTCTATCTTAACATATGGGATAACTTTCCAGCACCTATGTACAACAAGCCTTATTATGAATCTGTAGATTTATTAATGGCTATCTCTAAACAGACTAAGTTAATTAATGAACTTGTATTAGGAGACGTAGCTGAAGAAAAAGTTATTAAATACGTACCTCACGGAGTAAATGAAAAGTACTTCTTTCCAATTGACGAAAACTACGAAGATTGGGATAAGTTTGTAGACTTTAAAAAAGAAGTATTCAAAGGAAAAGATATCCAATACGTTGTATTCTTTAACTCACGAAATATTCATAGAAAGAAAGTTGAAGATTTGATTTTAGCTTATAGATTCTTCTGTGATAATATAGGACAGGAAGCAGCTAAGAAATGTGCATTAGTTATGCATACTCAAGTAGTAGATCAAAACGGTACAGACTTAGCGGCAGTTAAAGAAGCTTTATGTGATCCTTCTTATGTGAATGTATTCTTCTCAGCAGAGAAGTTAAACACAGCACAGATGAATCTACTTTATAACTTAGCAGATGTTACTGTACTTCCTTCTGCAAACGAAGGATGGGGATTATCTTTGACTGAGTCTATGATGGCAGGTACAATGATTATTGCAAATGTAACAGGAGGTATGCAAGATCAAATGAGATTCTCTAAAGACGGTAAATGGGTTGAATTAAACAAAGACTTCCCATCTAACCATAGAGGTACTATTAAAGAGTGTGGTGAGTGGGCAGTACCTGTATTCCCTTCTAACCTATCGATAGTTGGATCACCTCAGACACCTTATATCTTTGATGATAGATGCTCTCCAGAAGATCTAGCTCTAGCAATAGAAAAAGTCTATAGTATGACACCAGAAGAGCGAGAGAATAAAGGAGCTGAAGGACGCAAGTGGGTATTATCTGATGAAGCAATGATGACAGCTACTAATATGGGTAAGAACGTTATTGCTGCTATCGATGAAACTTTTGAGAAGTTTAATCCTAGAGGTAAGTACGACCTTATCAAGGTAGGTACTTTAGATACAAATTACATTCAACATAAATTAAGCAAATATAGTTATGAGTAAAACAAAGGTCGTAGTAAGTTGTCCAATAGATACCTACTCTGGGTATGGAGCAAGAGCAAGAGACTTTGTACAAGCTCTTTTAGAGTTAAATAAATACGATGTACGAATTTTATCACAACGATGGGGTAATACTAGACAAGGTTATTTAGAAGATCATAAAAGAGATGACTTATCTAGTCTAATTATACCTCAGTTAACATATGAACCAGATGTATGGATTCAGATTACAGTTCCTAATGAATTCCAGAGAGTAGGAAAATATAATATTGGAGTAACAGCTGGTATTGAAACTACCTTAGCATCTCCACAATGGGTGATGGGCTGTAATGTTATGGATTTAGTGATTACATCTTCAAAGCATTCTAAAGTGGTCTTTGAAGAGAGTAAGTACGATATGATCGATCAAGCAAAAGGTATTAGAGAAAAGATTGAATTAAAAAAACCTATAGAGATTCTTTTCGAAGGAGCAGATACAAACAAGTACACTCCTTTAGCATTACCTACAAAATTCCAGTTAAAAGATATACCAGAGAACTTCTGCTTCTTGACTGTAGGTCACTGGCTACCAGGTTCATTAGGACATGATAGAAAGAATATTGGCTTACTTGTTCGATTGTTCTTAGAGACATATAAGAATAAACCAAACCCACCAGCTCTTATTTTAAAGACAAGTATGGCTACTTCTTCTATTATGGATCGAAATAGGATTCTAAATAATATTGAGAAGATTAAAAATGAGGTTAAAGGTACTTTGCCGAACATCTACCTACTTCATGGAGATCTATCAGACGAAGAGATGAACGAACTGTATAATAACTCTAAAGTAAAAGCTATGATTAGCTTAACTAAAGGAGAAGGATTTGGAAGACCTCTATTAGAATTCAGTTTAGTAAATAAACCAATCATCGCTTCAGCTTGGTCTGGACAGGTAGACTTCTTAGATAAAGAATTATCTATATTAGTAGGAGGAGAGTTAAAACCACTTCATAAAAGTTCTATACAGAATGAAGTACTTGTAGAGGGTAGTAGCTGGTTCTTCCCTTATGATAATCATGCTATGGCAGCTATGAAAGAGGTGCAGAAGAATTATGATAAGTATAGAGTTAATGCTAAGAAATTAGGATACAAAAATAGAACTAATTTTAGCTTCGAAAAAATGAAAGAAGCTTTGGATGAGATTTTAACAAACTACGTACCGATCTTCCCTAAACAAATAGAGCTGATGCTCCCTAAATTAAATTTACCAAAACTAGAAAAAATAGACTAATATGGATACTTTAACAATCTGTAAAAGATGTGGTGGAAATGCTTGCTACGAGCAGCATATAGACGAAGCTACAAAGACATGGTTATGTATGGCTTGTGGTTTTACTACCTCAACAGTAATGCAAGATAATGGAGCAGTTGTAAAAACAGCTGTAGAGTCCTCACCAGAGTTATACAAAGATTTAAAATTTGTAGATGATAAGAACCTTGCATGGTTACCTGCTACTATTACTATACCTGAAAAAGGAATGGTATTCTTAGACGGTACAACTGCTAAGGACTGGGTATGGGCTGGAGTACGAGCAATCAAATTAACACAAGAAGAAATTGATAGCAAGAAGTATCCAGAAGGACATAACTTTAAAATGGATATGCAAAACTTAAAGCAATTCGGACAGAGAGATTTTATGGATGCTTTAGAGTATATCGGATTCTTTCAAGTAGAAATGTAATATGAAAATTAGTTACGCTATAACCGTTTGTAATGAGTACGAAGAGATTCAAAAATTAGTAGAGTTTCTTCGTACTAAGAAACGTATACATGATGAAGTAGTAGTTTTATACGATCAAAAAAACGGAGATGAGCGGATAGCTAAATGGTTAACTAAGCAGAATATTTATCCAAATATTCAATTCTGGAGAGGTTTAGGCTTCGACGGTCATTTTGCTGATTGGAAAAATAAACTAACTGAGTACTGTACTGGAGATTATATCTTTCAGATTGATGCAGATGAGATGCCATCTGAAAGTTTAATTAACATCATACCTCATGTTATTGATATGAATCCTGATAACGATGTTTACCTAGTTCCTAGAATTAACACAGTAGAAGGACTAACTCAAGAACATATTAAAAGATGGGGATGGAAAGTAGACGGAAGCGGCTGGGTAAATTTTCCTGATTACCAATGGCGAATTTGGAAAAATAAACCTGAGATAAAATGGGTTAATAAAGTACATGAACGTTTAGATGGATTTAAAACCTACTCAGCATTGCCTGCAGAATCAAGCTTTTGTTTATACCACCCTAAAGATATTGCTCGACAAGAAAGACAAAACAGTTATTACGAAACTTTATAGTTATGAATATATACGTAGACATAGATGAAACGATTTGCTATTACGAAGGAGAAAGAGAATATGAATACGCAATCGGCATTCCAGAAAATATAGAGAAGATAAATAAACTTTACGAAGAAGGAAATACAATTACATACTGGACTGCAAGAGGGACTGTACATAGAGATAGAATCCCTGAATACGAAGACCTAACCTTATATCAATTAAATGCATGGGGTGCAAAATTCCATCAACTAATTGTAGGAGAAAAACCTGCTTATGATTTAATTATCTGTGATAAAAGTAGGAGAATTGAAGAAATTTAATTATATTAAAATATGAAAAAGACTTACATTATCGCCGAGATCGGAATCAACCATAATGGTGATCTCAAAAACGCACTTAGACTTATCGATATTGCTGCCGCTGCAGGATGTGACGCTGTTAAGTTTCAGAAAAGAAACCCAGATGTATGCGTACCAGAGCATCAGAAGAATATTATGAGAGATACTCCATGGGGTCAAATGACTTACTTAGACTATAAGTATAAGGTAGAGTTCGAAGCACCGGAGTATAACGCTATTGCTGCTCATTGTGAAGCACATGGTATAGAGTGGTCTGCATCTCCTTGGGATATGGATTCTTTAGAATTCTTAAAGCAGTACGACGTACCGTTCTTAAAAGTTCCATCAGCTATGTTGACTAACGATGAGTTGTTAGAAGGATGTGTAGCTTCTGGAAAGCGAGTTATCTTCTCAACAGGAATGTCTACTAAAGAAGAAATTGATCATGCAGTAATGGTGTTACGTAAAGCTAAGCTTGTACATAACAATCCTCATAAGATCGGACTACTACATTGCAACTCTACATACCCAGCACCTATTAATGAATTAAACCTATCAGGTATCCAGACCCTACAGGCAGAGTATCCTGATTTTGAGATTGGATATTCAGGTCATGAGTTTAGATTAGGCACTACCGTTGCAGCAGTCTACTTAGGAGCATCTATCATTGAACGTCATATTACATTAGATAGACAAATGTGGGGTTCTGATCATTTAGCATCGGTAGAGCCACAAGGTCTTTTCAAACTTGTAAGTGGTATTAGAGAATTAGAACAAGCCTATGGCGACGGTATAATACAGGTAACAGAATCAGAGAAACCAGTACGAGCAAAATTGAGAGGATAGTGTATAAATTAACAACAGACTTTCCAGTAGCAGTAGATTCCCCGGACCATGTATATCCTCAAGGTACTAAAAATATTTTAGGAGGTCCTTATTATACATGGTCTGATGGGCATAATCCTTTTGTAGACGAAGTTGTAGATTATTTTAAAAAACCTACTCTTAGAGTATTAGACTTAGGAGCAGCCAGCGGATATCTTGTATCAGATTTTTTAAGTAGAGGATGTCAAACAGTAGGGTTAGAAGGAAGCAACTGGCCTATTGTAAATAATGTAAGTAATTGGGAGAAGCTTGAAAATAAGAACCTATTCACATGCGATATTAGCAAACCTTTTCAGTTATTTGAATCAGATAAAGAAGCTAAGTTTGACTTAATAAATGCATGGGAAGTTATTGAACATATAGCTCCGAAAGATTTATCTACATTTGCGGATAATGTATACAATCATTTAGCAGATGACGGAATTTTTGTATTCAGTTTATCTCCTTGGTTTGAACCTTCTAAGATAGATTCTAAAATAAACCTACACCTTTCCTATGAGATAAATAAGAAAGCTCAATGGAAAGAGATTTTTAATAAGTTTGAGTTCGTTGGACCATTATCAGAACAATATGATAGCGGCTACCATTATATTTTTAACTATAGATACAGAGGAAAAGTGAGAGAAGCAGAAGGTGGGACTCATACTTTTTGGAGTACGCTACAAAAGAAGAAGTAATGCTTGCAAAATACAAAGATAAAAAAATACTAATACTAGGAGGAGGTCAATCTACTTTAGACACTAAGTGGGAAAACCTCCCTTATGATTATGTATGGACCTGTAATGACTTTTATTTAGAACCTCGAGTACTAAATCAAGAGATAGACCTATACGTACTTGCGTACACAACTCCTCTTAAAGAAGAAAAATTGGTTAGTAAATTAACTAACAGTAACACTACAGTTATTTACGAAACATCTCATTACAGAGGTAAAGAACGAACACCAGGTTTTAAAGCTTTTAAAGAAGCTATTAACATACCGATTCACGAAACAGAATTACAATTCTTCAAAGATAATCAACGACCGGCATATAAATCCGGAGCAGCTTTTAGGTTAATACAGCTTGCCTTATCTACAGAAGCTAAGACAATTTACTTTGCAGGCTTTGATGGATTCAATAAAGACTTTAGTAACATCCACGCCTTTACAAAACATAAAGGACTCAAAGATACAGATACAAGAAGAGATTACGAAGGACATCCAATGTCCTATTTAAGTATTTTTACAGATGCTTTTAACGTTTTAAAAGGAGTCAGAGGTCATGAGACCTTACAAAACCTAGGAGAAGGATTTGATTACAATATAGGAACTCCAATAAGTAGAGAATTCTTTCCATTAACAGAAGAAACAAAAAACCTAATATGAAAGATATAGCAGAAGTTGCTTTTGTAGTACAAGCAAGACTTAACAGCCAAAGAGTACCTCGTAAGATGATTAAGCCTTTCGCTGATACAAACCTATTTGAGTTAGTATTAGATAAGTTATTAGCTTCTAATATAATCCCACGCAACAACATTGTAGCTTCAGTACACGAAGAAGAGTTATCAAATATAGCAGCTCAGAAAGGAGTTTACGTATTTGGAAGAAGCTACGAATCAGCAAATAACGACAATAGCTTACAGAAGATATATGAATGGCATGATAAGTTACCTCCGTGGTACAAATATGTAGTTTTAATTTCCGGATGTAATCCTATATTAACAACCCATACTATAGATTCATTTGTAAGACAGTTCTTAGTACAAGAAGAAGAAAACTTATTTGCAGTTATAGAAAAGAAACAATACTACTGGAATAAAGAAGGTGCGTTAGTAACTCCTTGGCCAGAAGATCAGACTATAATGAATACAAAAGCAGTAGAACCTACTTATGAAGCAGCTCACGTATTGTATGCTTCGAGATTAGATTTGATTGCACAAGATAGGTTTATGGGAGATTTTCAAGCACCCGGAGGAATCAAATTATTCACTATGCCAGAATTAGAAGCATTCGATATCGACTATGACTGGCAGTTTAAAGTAGGAGAGGTTTTATATAATGAATTCTGCAACACCAAGCGTATTAGCTAAAATACATACATCAGGAGATTCTTTTGATAGAATACAAGCATTAAAAGACGCGTACAAAGGACAGACTGCTTATTTAGTTACCTGTGGACCTTCTCTATTGACACACGATAGAGATGCTCTAATAGAGAAACTAGAAGGTAAGTTAGTTATTGCATGTAAACAGTCTTATGAATATATTAAAGAGGTAGTAGATTTTCATTTACTATCTGTCTACAATTACCAACCTTACGAATACTTCTCTGAGAATACAATCAGGCATTGGCAATTAACTGCTATGAATATTCAAGGAGAGTTAGATAGAATACAGCAATGGAATCAACGAATTGATTTAGCTATTCCAGTCTACTCTACTCCCTGGGTTACTAAAGACCAGACTACTGCTTATACTAGAAATTTTGATAACTGGAAATTATACGGTGAAGGTAAAATAGTATGGGGACCTGGTATAATGTATGAATCAGGATTTCCTCTAGCATTGCATTTAGGATGTACAGACATTGTAACTATTGGATGGGATATTGGAGACTTAAGTAAGTACCCTTCTAAGAACCTAATGTCAGTAGATGAGAATTGGATAGACCAGCATGCTAAAGAACTCTACAAAGTAGACGTAGGAGGAGGGCCTGAGTACGAAGAGCTTTTACATACGATAGAATGTACGGATAAAATGTACGATTGGTTCTTGGAAAATGAAATAAAAGTTCGTATCTTATCAGAATCAAATCCTGCTGATGAAAGGTTTGAACGTATTACTTTAGAACAGTTATGATATTATTCCAAATGCACATAATGTGGTATGAAGCCGAGATGGTTAATGAAACTCTCGATTCAATACAGGCTGCTTTAGAACAAGCACCTGACCTAGATGTACGTTTAAAATTCTGTATTAACAAGCAGACATACTTAGAGAAACCAGAAGTAGGAACAGTAGATGAGATGGTAGATAAATTTATAAACCATCCATTAATGAGTAGAGTTGAAATCTGGGAGAAAGATGATAGGTCTGAATTTTATAATATAGCTGACTGGAGACGAGAGATATATAACCCAAAAGCTAAATATGTAGTTTGGGGTGAGACAGATACATTACTACCGGTAGACTTCTTCTATATTCTTCAGCATACTGAAATAAAAACACCACACCTACTTACCTTTGCTTCTAGACCAATGTGGGATAATAGCTGGGATATTGTTACGCATAAAAATCTACAGGGTTACAGTAAGCCATGTAAATGCGGAGATAACCATAGAGAGGATTGTATAGAGCTTTTAGAAGCTCCTTTTAAGTATAAGGATGTAATAACACAAGAGCAGTTAGATAGCTTTAATCAAGAAAGCGATATAGAGATGCAACAAGTACCGTTAAAGATTGACGGGTCTCTTTTATGTATCTCTTCCGGAGTACCTTATCCTTGGATACCTGCTGATATGCATTTTGTACGAGAAGATACTTGTGCAGAGAATTTCTTTAAAGCTAAGTTAATACCTCAAGTATGTATAACAACTAGACTAAAAGGACATAACTACTGGCATCCAAAGAAGAGAGTGAATACATCAGCTACTCGAAATGATGAGTTGTTTAAAGTATACGCAAAGAAGAGTGAAGACGCAATGATAAAATTTCTAAGAGAAGTATATGAATCTAGTAACAATATATAGGATAAGCGATTATAGCAATCCAGAGAAGGTTAAACCTGATTACGCGAGTAAAGAAGATTGCTTGAGAGTATATGTAAGAGAATTCACAAATAAAAACCTGATAGTTTTATGTGATAATGTTACAAAAGAAACTCATGAAATGGTTAAGAAGTATGCAGAAGAAGAAAACATATATCTTACTAAGAACGGTAATACAGGATCTTTTCTAGCTAGCTTACAACTAGCATATAATATAATTAAAGAAGGATTAGCACCTGAAGATACCGTTTTCTATTTTCTAGAAGATGATTACCTACATAGGAGAGGAGCTTACTTTATCTTAATGGAAGCTTTTAGAGAACTAAACGCTGACTACGTAACACTTTATGATCATCCAGATAAATACCAGAACTTTAAAGACCCTAGATACGAATGGGGACATGGATTAGTAGACATAGAAGAAGATGGAATTAGAAAACCAGGAGTAATCTACAATGTAGGTAAGCAAGATACTATCTACATAAGTAAATCAACTCACTGGCGAACAGTAGACAGTACAACAATGACATGGGCTACTACAGCTAAGAATATTAAAGAGGATTATGAAGACCTTTATAATTTACACGAAGGACAGCCTTTACCAATGGGTGGGACTACCTTTAAGTTATTAGCCGAAAAAGGTAAAAAGCTTCTTAGTCCAATTACTGCATATTCAACTCATGCAGAAGAAAAATGGATGGCTTATTTTATTGACTGGAAAAAAGAATCATTATGCTAACACATTGTATTAGTACGTACAATAATCTACCGTACTTAAAACTAGCAGTAGAGTCTGTTAGAAAGAATAGCTACTTTAAAGATGCTCCATTTATTGTTCATGCAGAGAATTGCACAGACGGAACCTACCAATGGTTAGCTGATAATGGAGTAAAATACGACCTAACGATCTATATTAAAGACTTAGAACCTTCTGGATTAGGGCAAGGTATGAATTTTGTAGCTGAAAAATGCGAAACAGAATACATTAACTTCCTACATTCAGATTTCTACGTTACAGAGAATTGGGACCTAGAGCTACTTAAAGTACATGAAGCTAATCCTGATAAGAAGTTATGGGTTAACTCTTTTAGAATAGAACCTAATATGTTTAACTCTCCAACTCGTCATGGAACTTTACTAGTAGAGCCATCAGACTTTGGCAGTTATGCAAATGACTTTGATAAAGAAAGATTAGAAGAGTACGCTAAAGAGTTTGCTCTTCTAAATGACTTTCAGATACCAAAAGGAGAAGGAGTTTCTGGCTTAGTAAAGAAATCTGTTTGGGATGAAGTTGGAGGAAATGATCCTCTATTTGCTCCTACTAGTTGGGATGATATGGATTTGTTTTTGAGAATGAAAGAAGCAGGTGTTGAGTTTGTAATGCCGTCTAAATCTGTAGTATGGCATTTCGGAGCTAGAGGTAGTCACCGACTAGAAGAGAATGGAGGACAATCCTCAGAAAGACAGAAGAGAGCAGAGGCTGAGAATGTAAGAAAATTTTATAGTAAGTGGAATGGTCTACCAACCTTTGATGCTTACGGAATGATAAATGGAATTAGATAATGGAAAAAATAACATTTTGTATTCCTAGTAAGAATAATCTAAGGTATTTAAAGACCTGTATTAAATCTATTAGAGAGAATGCATTTAGACCAGATCATGATATAATCGTATTTGTAGATTCAGATAACGACGGCACAGTTGAATGGTTGCGTGAGAATAAAGATAAATACGAAGTAACTTACTTTGTTAATCCTAAGCTAGGTAAAGAGCTTTACGGTATAGGAAAAGCATATGATTACTGTGTCGACAAAAGTACTACATCTGCTTTTATGATCTTCCATGCAGATATGATATTAGGTAAGAACGCAGACTTAAATGCATGGAATCAACTACAGAAGAAGATAGTAGTCTGCTCTACTCGAATAGAACCTCCTTTGCATCCAAATGCAGGAGAAAAGATATTAATGGACTTTGGAGTATGGCCGGAAGAATTTAAAGAAGAAGCTTTTAATGAGTTTGTATCTAGAGAGAATAACTCAAGTCAGGTAACAGAAGGAATCTTTGCACCATGGATGATGTATAAAGAAGACTACTCAACCCTAGGCGGACATGATCCTATTCTGAAATCAGCTAGAGAAGATTCAGATATCTTTAATAGAATGCTTTTAGCTGGGTTTAGCTTTATACAACCGTGGGCGAGTTTAGTATACCATTTTACAGGAAGAGGAGGACAATTCCAACATGGAAGCGTAGGAGAGAAGAAAGATGAAGAATGGCAGCAGCTTATGAATAACTCTACTAGAGAGTTTATACGTAAATGGGGTTCTAACGTGAAACACACGTCGCTAATGAAGCCAATTGTAAGCCCTAAGTACAATATAGGTTTTGCAGTTAAATACTGTAATTTACAGTTATTAGACACATTAGAACCTTGGTGTGATAGAATCTATATAGATGATGAGATGGGAGTTCTATTTGCATCTTATTACGAATATGAACATAAAAGAACTAGTTACGACCTAAAGAAAAGAGTACTTACATTAGGATATCAGAATCCACATGAATACGACGATGTTGTTGTAGAGATTGATAGAAATACATTTAATAATCAAGACTTTCAGATATTGCAACAGCTTCCAGATATCTTACAGGAACAGGGACATCCGGGTAAGTTTAAGCTAGGTAATATGGTGATAATAGTTCATCAACTAGAAGAGCATCAAAATTCTCTAATACAAATATCCTAAGCTATTTATTTATATAATTGAAAACATTTCAAACACTATGGACTATATAAAAGAAATTAAACAAATAATAGGTGAAGCAGCGAAAGTAAACTTTGCTGGACATTCATTTATCTTAAAGGTAGATGTAAACGAAGATCCTCAAAAGAAAGGTATCAAGGTACAATTCTTACCTACTCAGTTTGGAGCAATCACTCCTACAGAACAGAACGACATTGCTATTGAATTAGAAGAAAGACTTGAAAAAGGTCTAGCAGAGTTCGGAATGAGAGTAGAAAGAGACCGTAACCTGAAGGATAAGACAATTGTAGGATTTTTCATCTACATTGAATATATAGATAAGATTGTACGTCAAGCATTAGCAGGACAGAACCCAGGTGCTGCTGCTCCAGAAGAAGCTCCAGAAGATAAGTTAACAGCTTAGAAATTATAATAACAGGTTACTTTAAATTGATTAGATATGAATGAGAAAACTGCTATAAGATCAATTGTAAAGAACTACTTAAAGGTTGGTTTTAAACTAAAGCTTAAAGAACAAGATAGAACTCTTATGAATAAGAAGCTGTTTATAGAGACCTTGACTATTTTAAGAGAAATAGAAGATAGGAGAGATTTTATGGAAGAGGAGATTGGACTTGACCCTACAGTGTATGAAGAGAAATTCATACAGGTTATCGAAAATCTCTTCAAGATGATATTTAATAAGCAACAAATGACGTTGATTAATCTCTATCTCTTCGACCTAGTTCACGATCAAGAGTGGGACGGAAAACTGAAATTAGACTTAAAAGTAGGTAGCGGGGAAGTACAACAACAAGTCTTTAACTTCAGAACTCCAGCAGAGGTTTGGGACGTTATAGAGTTACTTAAATAATGTAAAATGATTTTAATAGATTTAAAAAAATACAAATCCTTAGATCAAGCTTTAAAAGCTTATAAGCAAAAACATAACAAATTAGGTATAGTAAAAGAGCTAAGAGACCGTCAGGAATTTGTTAAACCTTCAGTTAAGAAGAGAGCTCAAAACTTAAAAGCACAATACGTGCAAAAGAAATTCGGACCTAAGGATTAGGGAAATTCTTTTTTAAAAGTAGTGGCTTTAGAACTATATATTTCATATCTTTATGAACTATAAATTTAAAACGGTTATAATATGCAATTAGAAATGATTAACTGCACAAAGTGCAACTCCTTGATGCCTAAGTTGAGAAAAGAGAAATACGGATATTCTTTCTGTATTAATTGCTCAACAGAGAAACCTTTAATGGCTAGAACAGTTACATTTGGCACTGGAGATGATATCTGGACTGATACGGAAATTATAACGCAAGATCAAGCTCAAAGAATTCTAGAATTAGAAGCTAATGCTCTAGGCAGAAAAGTAGTAGGTGAGATTGAAGCGTTAGACTTCGATACAGAAGAAGGACCAGTATCACAATCTGTAACTCCAATTATAAAACGTCTAATCGACGAAGATGAGATGGATGATCAATCAGCTTTTGTCTACGATGCAGATTATGATTCTGTAGAGGAAGAAGAAGATGATAAAGACGATATCTCAGACGATTAATAATGGCTAGACCTTCAAAAATATTATCTAAAGAAGATGTACTACGTGCAATAAAGATGACTCGCTCCAATCGAGCAGCAGCTAGGTACCTTCATGTTTCGTACAACCATTATAAAAAGTATGCTAAGCTTTATAAAGATGAAGATAGCGGATTGACTTTACTTGAGACACATCTTAACCAGTCCGGTAAAGGTATTCCTAAGTTCTTAAGTAATGGAGGTAAGGAACCACCTTTGATGGATTTGATAGAAGGAAGGATACCTGTAGAGCATTTTGATGCAAAGAAGATCAAGCAGAGAATTATATTTGAAGCTCTAATTGAAGAGAAATGTAACAAATGTGACTTTAGTGAAAGAAGGGTAGTAGATAATAAAATACCTTTAATCTTGAATCACAAAGACGGTAACCAACGTAATTACCATTTAGATAACTTAGAATTTTTATGCTACAACTGCTCATTCTTATATGCTGCATCTCCAATTACAGATGCTCAAGTAGACGGAATGGAAGACTATGTACCATCTAAAGAAGAGTTTACTTGGGAGTTAGATGAGTACCATCTTGAGCATTTAAAATCTCTAGGATTATATAAAGAGGAAGAAGAAAAACCAATCGGCCACGAATATATAACACGCCAGTAATATTTATGTACATGGAAGATAAATCAAAAAAAGGAAAACCTAAATTAAAAGGTAAGAGACCCAAGCCTCTAGAAAGAAAGGTAGCAGATGATTTAATCAAGTTACATGAACGTAATGAGAAGTTACGAGAGAAGAATATTAAGACGGACTTTTTTAAGCTATTCTAGTTGGAACTCAGCAGAAAAGTTCGTACATTTATTAACTAAAAGAAGTAATTATGATATACAAGTTTAATAAGAATTCTTTAAATTTTGAAAAGACAAGTAGATTCAAATTATTGATACGCCCTATACTTGCAACAGCTATAATCACAGGTGTATTTGGATATACAGCAAAACAAGAAGCAAGCATTCCAGAAGAACAAAAACTAATTGTACTAAAAGAGATTAATCAATTCTCAGAAGATAGATTAGTTGAGAAGATTGCAGGATTGAATTTTAGATTTCCTCATATTGTTTTAGCACAGGCTAAGTTAGAGTCAAATAACTTCCGTTCTTACTTATTCAAAGAGAATAATAATATGTTTGGTATGAAGTTAGCAAGCTCTAGATTGACCTTAGCAAAAGGATCAGAGCATGGATATGCTTCCTATGAGAGCTGGAATGAATCGCTAATGGACTATGCTTTATACTACTCTAGCTACTTGAAGAATATTAGAACAGAGAGAGAATACTATCAGTTCTTATCTAAGTTTTATGCAGAGGATGTTGCTTATGTAGAAAAAGTACAAAATTTAATTATAAAAGAAAAACTCAAATCTAAATTTTAAAACAAGAACAGGTTATGATTAGTATTCTAGAAAAAATCGAAAACTATTTTAGACGTAAACCAAAGTACAACGACAAAGAAGTAAAGCTTCTAGAAGTAGTTACTAAGATGGTTACAAGCCCCGACGTTGACTTAGTATGCAATCCAATGAATGGTGTATATTATATCTCAAATGAGAAGATTCACTATTATATGAAAGTTACTGAGTTTGAGATTACTATTACTAATACAAAGTTTGCTTACAATCATGTCTATACAAGTGGCTTTGGCAACGAAATATTAAACTTAGTAAGAGAAGCTGTTAATCAGCAAGTTGAAGAGTTTGATAGAAAGGTTTTTATTAACGAAGTAAACCTTTTAACAAACATAGAAAAAGCCATCCGATAATATGATAGAAATAAGTGTAAAGAACTATGATGAATTAGATGAAATATTCAATCCTGAAAATGAAATCTTAATCGAAGGAATGTATAAAGCAGTTAACCAGGCTTTTAAGGAAGGTAAATCAACTGCTGAAGTATTTAGAATAACAGTAGGTGAAGCTGATTACAGCTACGAAGTAAGTGTTCCTAGAGAGGAATGGAGTAACGTATTGGAGACAGTCTTAAACTTCTTCCATAAAGAAGAACGAACTGATGAATGCATTGATGTATGGCAACTTCAGGAGGGAATTAAATCTGGAAAAGTTAATAAGAAAAAAGTTGCAGATAAGAAGCAATAATCGTATATTAAATATATAAACAATTAAACAGTTATAAGATGAATTACACACAGAAGATCTCAAAGATCGCAAGCAAGCGCCGTAACGGTGACGTTCCACGTATTAGTGAAGTATTAGAGAACAACTACAGTACTTCTCACATTACAAATGTATTAAATGGAGTTCGTTTCAACGATCGTATCGTTAACGCTGCTTACCGCTTGTTGTATCGCAGAGAAAGCAATGCTACAAAGATTAGCAAATTGACAACAAAATTGACAGAAACTAAGTCAATGGTTGTTGCTAAGTAAGCAATGTAGAATGTAGAAAGAGGCCTCCTTTTAGGGGGTCTTTTTTTGTTCTTTCCGGAAAAAAAAGTGAAAAAAAAATTGTGAGTTAGTGGCTTTTCTGCGTTCTTTTTCGTAATTTAAGGTATGTTAGAGAGATAGATACTTTAACAGTTACTTAAATATAAAGGTTATGTCTAGAAATGAATTAAAATTCGAAATGCTACTAGCACAGCTAGAGCAAGCCTCCATTCGCTTGGAGCAGTATAAGGCCAAAGGTTGGTCTTCTATGGTAGAGAGCACTACAGCTCTTATGGCTAAATTGGAAGCCAAAATCGACGCTTTAGAAGCGTAGAAAATAAAGTTCCGGAAATAGTTGCTAGTCTGCGTACTATTTCATATCTTAAGGTATAATTAAAAAATAAAGGTTATGATGAATAAATTAAGTAGTAAGAAAGTAGTAGAACTCGTAGCAGAGTTTGGTGAGTTTGAAATCGGTCAAGTAATGGGCGGAGCCAATGATGTTTATCTTCGCTTTGGGTACTGGAGACGTGTTAATGCAGCTAAGCTTCAGGAAATGTTAGGTTTCGGATTCAAGGTTGTTGAAGATGATATCGACGATGACGATTGTGGTACTTTATATTCTTACAAATTAAGATAAGGTTATGTCAGAGAAAAGAGGACTTACAGTCAAGATTGAATACCCATTCAATACAGCAGGAGTACTAGAGTGTTACTATCCAGATTCAGATGCCTGGTATAGAACGACAGCTTCTGAGTTTAGAGCATTTGACGGTAGACGTCGAATAACTCAGCCGGAATACGTATCCAGAGCTAATAGAGATATTCCTATGGTTACGGAAGAGTATTATGGACCAGTCTACAAGTTGTATACTAATACAATAGTTGAGAGCAAAGGCCTTAATATGATTATAGGAGGCACTAAATGGACGGAGATATACAATCCTCCTTCCGGAAAAAAAGAGAAAAAAAAGAAGGTAAGTTAGTTGCTTTTTAGTAACTAAGTTCGTATCTTAAGGTATAATAATTAATCAATCACTTAAAAAAAAATAGGTTATGTTACAAACATTCAACAAGTCACTCGACACATTCATGACAAAAGAAGACATCAACAAAGTATGTCCATTAGCATTCGCTTCAGCTCCTACTAACCCTAAGGTAAGTGGGAAGTATTTGCACGTCAATACTGAGACAATTATTGACGACTTGGCTAAGTTAAACTGGTTCCCAGTTACAGCTTCTCAGAGAAAAGCTCGTAAGAGCGGATCAAATTCGATCTTCTCTAAGCATATGATCTCTTTCCAAAACCCTGATATTATGATCAAGGGTGCTGACGGAGACGATGCTTTCCCTCGCATTATCATGACTAACTCTCATGATGGTTTTAACTCATTCCAGTTTGCAGTCGGTATCTTCCGATTAGTATGCTCTAATGGACTGGTTGTAGCAGATGAGCAATTTGCTGACTTCCGTATCCGTCACGCAGGGTATACTTTCGAAGAGCTTCGTGGAGTAGTATCCAAAGCAGTTAATGACTTACCTAATAAGGTAGAGGTTCTTAACAAAATGAAGCAACGCATCTTAACTGATGAAGAGAAGATGAAGTTAGCATTAGATGCTATGACGCTTCGTTCTGGTAAGCTTCCAGAAGGTTCAGTAATCGGTTACGATGATGAGACTCTTCGTGATATGTTAACTCCTAAGCGTACTGCTGATCAAGGAGATGATCTTTGGAAAGTATTTAACGTAATCCAAGAGAAAGTAACTCAAGGAGGCTTTAGTGCAGCCCTTCGTGGAGCTAAAGTTCGTAAGGTTCGTAAGATCAAATCTTTCGAGAAGGACTTGAAAGTTAATAAAGAGTTGTTCAAACTAGCAACAGCATTGCTTAACTAGTTAGTAAATATAAAGGAGCCGGACTCACCTCCGGCTCTCTTTTAACTTTTGTTTATGCACGAAATTTTACATATATTAGGATTATGCGGTGAAAAGCATTTAAGCTTTCTCGCTTTATTTACAGACCCAACATTAACAACAGAGATATGGAAAATGAGATATTATTTTGGAAGGATGGCGACTACACTGCAAGGGGCGGCTTCTTTATTAGGAATAACTTGAAAGAGTTTATACAGACTTTAATCGATGCAGGTCATGAACCTGTAGGTATTAAGATAGACATGGATAGTCTAAATTTAGAAGTAATCGTAAAAGCAACAGATGAAGATAATTAGAACCATATGGGGTAGGGAAGAACATCAGTTCTTTAACAATAATCTCAAGTTCTACCACGATGAAATAAGAAAAGCTAAAGCAGTAGACGATCAGTTTGATATAAAAGATCAGATGGTGATAGTATGGGATGAGCCTAATAGACTCCTTATGGAAGAGTTAGGCTACCCCTATCACTATATGGGAGAGAGTCGTTATAGTTTTCATACTAATTTTCTGTATAAGATATTAGCATTGAAAAAAGCTATGACAATGTACGATGAAATTCTATTCCTAGATTGGGATTGCTTCCCTCAGAAACCTTTAGATTGGAAATTCTATGAGAAGTTGAGAGAAAAAGCTCCTGTACAGATGCCTTTATACTTCTACCCTAATGAGCTTTTAGAAAGCTATCAAACAATATCTCCTTTCGTTAATGAGGGGCTACATTACTTCAATATGTTCTACTATCAGATTTTGAGATTAGGTAGATGGACTTTTAGAGGAGGTTTAGTTATACCAAACGCAGGTTTTATCTACTGTAGAGATAAAGAGTTCTTCAATGCATTACATCAGATACAGATTGACAATGGAATCATTTCAAATGTAGAGGAGGTATGCGCTCTTATCTACTTTAATACATTTGTACACAGCACTGAAGAATACTTACAGAAAATCGAACCTGTAGTATGTTTGGGTAAAGATGATTTGGAGATGAGAGAAAAACAGATTATACTTAATAAGTATTCAATAGAAAAATTAAATAAAGACATTTACTTTATACATGAGTAACTATAAAATTATATACGTCACCTGGACTAAGCCTTATTTTAATAAGAATAACTTTACCGGAATAAAGAGCTACTTAAAAGATGGTAGCGAAATCTCTCAAGAGTATAAGCTAGAAGATTATGAAAAGCTTATGCAGATCTATAGCTTTACATCAGCTAAAAGACATACAGGTGCTCGTATAAAGATGTACACAGATACAGCTGGTTACGAATATTACCGTAAAGAAAATATGCTGCAATACTTTGATGAAGTAGATGTAGACTTCCTTAACTCAGTTAATGCAGATAGCAGTATCGATCCAGCTAAGTTCTGGACAAGCGGTAAGATTTTAAGCATATGTAATGAAGAGCCTCCTTTCTTATTTTTAGATACAGACTTCTTTATTCTAGATAAGATACCGGATTGGGTATTCGAAAAGGATGTTACTCATGCTCATTGGGAGCTACTTAGAGCTTGGCTTTATGTTGCAGAAGGAAGAGTTAAAGATGAATTCAAACTAGACATTCCAGAATTCTCAGAGACGATGTTAATACCTAATACCTCTTTCCTATTTATGAAAGATAATGATCTAGTAAGATCTATTCAAAAGAGGTATAAAGAGTTGCATTTACAGATTGTGACTAAGGATTATAATTACGTACCAGATGAGTTATGGCTGATGACAGATCAGAATATTTTAGGATATATCTTACGACATAAGAATGCAAATGTAGGACATGCTATTAATAAAATCTACATTCAGTTTGCAGATAACTTAGGTAGTAAAGTTGTAGGTAATACTCCTAGATGGACTCATTTTGATAATATAGACAAACTACTGCCAGAAGTGAAATACCATCACGTCTGGTTTGAGAAAACACACCTACATCAGAACCCAGTATATAAAGAGACTGTTACTAGAGACTGGCGTTTGCGTATTAGTGAAAATTTAAAAGCATTAAGTTTATGATTTACTGGTTTACCGGACAGCCTGGAGCTGGAAAGACGACCTTAGCGTACATGCTATCCACCCATTTATATAAGGATGCAATCAACGTTGACGGAGATGATATTAGAGAGATTTTTGATAACAAAGACTATTCAGAAGCTGGAAGGAGAAAGAATATAGAACTAGCTCAGAATATGGCTCATTTCCTCCATCATAAAGGCTACAACGTTTTTGTATCGCTTGTAGCACCTTATAAAGATCAAAGAGAAAGCTTCAAAGAGAAGCTAGGAAACGGTATAGTAGAGCTTTATGTACATGCCTTTGAAGATAGAGGACGTACTCAATTTCATGTAGCTAACTACGAACCACCTACAGAGAATTTTATTGATGTAGATACAACAAACGATACCCCTTTTCAATCTTATATGAAAATTAAAGAAAAGTTGGAACTCGACAAATAAAATCGTATCTTAAAGTATGAGTCAGAAATATTTAGCTACCGCAGCATTTCAATCTTCCTCAAATGAGGTAAAGTATTCTATGTTTATCGGTAGATGGCAACCTTGGCATGCTGGGCACCGCTGGTTGATCGATCAGAGATTAAACGAAGGTAAGAAGGTTTTACTAGCTATTAGAGATGTAGAACCTGATGAAAGAAATCCTTGGACACCTCAAGAAGTATTACAGAATCTAACACACGAGTTATTAGATTTGATACAAGAAGGACGTCTTAAGATTATTATCATTCCGGATATTGAATCTGTTAATATCGGACGAGGAGTTGGTTACGATGTTATTGAGCATGTACCACCAGAAGAAGTTAGAGAGATATCTGCTACTGCTGTCCGTAATAAGATGAAAGAGGAGGGTAAGTTATGATAGTAGAAAAGAAAAGACACATCGCTAAAACGATTAGCTATAGAGTAGTCAGTACTGCTATTGGATTTGCTACGATGTGGGCAGTAACTGGTTCAGTTAAATTTGGAGCAGCATTTGGAGTAGCAGAACTACTTTGGAAACCAATTCAGTATTATATACATGAACGTGTCTGGTACAGATGGATTAAGTACGGATTAAAAAAAGATAAATGATATACCTACTAACCTTTATTCTATTTATAGGTGTGCTTTATTATACTATCGGCTGGAATAAGATTGTCGATAGGTATAAAATGTTCCTATTGAAAGATTACTGGACAGATTATAATGTAATTGAGTTTTGTGCCTGGATGGCCAAAGCTCTTATTATAGTACCAGGTTTAATATTTGGAATAGAGATATGGTGGCTTCATTTCTTAACCTTGATAACATCTTCAGCTTTGATATGGGCAAGTATGAGAAAGAGTCTCCCTACCCTGATTGCATTTAATACTATTTGGATTTGTATCTCTTTAACGATAATACTGAGACATATACTTAACTAGGTATGGACTTAAAGGAGATTATCACATCATGGCTTATAAAGAATAATCCTACTGAAACTCAGCAACAATTAGCTGTAGAGAGGTATGCAATATGTGAGCAATGTCCTTCTAGAACTAGTATGCTACTCCAGAAAAAGTGGACTGAGTATTGTTCAGAATGTGGATGCCCTTTGCAAGGTAAAATATTTACTCCAAAGTATAATGGATGTCCTCTAGATAAGTGGAAAGATATCGAAGAGAAATATGTACCTAATTATACAAAAAATAAAAAGACTGTTATATGATAGATCAGCTTATTCAGATTGATAACTTCTTTAAAAAACCAGATCAAATTAGGGCAATGGCTCTAAAGATGAAGTATACTGCTTCAGATGAAACAACCGGATGGAAGGGATATCGAGCATTAGAACAATCTTCTTATAATGATGAATTAGTTGAGTATATAAAATCTAAGATAGATGGTTCATTTTACAATACTAACTTCGATACATACTTCCATTATACTTTAGAAGAGACAAAAAAAGAAGTATCCTCTTTCAGTAAGAATAAAATACATAGAGACTCCGGAAGGGACTATGCAGGGGTTATATACCTTAACCCAAACCCTCAACCAAACTCAGGAACAGTCTTCTACGATGATGACTATAGAGTTATACATACAGTAGAGAATGTATATAACCGGTTTGTATTTTACCCATCTAGAATCTTACATGCAGTAGAAAATCCTTTTGGAGACTCTATAGAGAATGGAAGACTAACCTTTACTATTTTTGTAGGACTGCCACAGAAGAAAACTAAATCTATTCTATGATAGTTCAAAAGCTTATATTAACAGATTCATTAGAAGTATACAAAGCAACTTATGACTGGAGATACTCAAAAGAGAGTCTTATACATAGAATAAAACAGAACAACTTCTTACTAGGATTGACAGATGTTAATACTACTGAGATAAAACTTCAGTCACCAGAGTTAGATTATATAAAGAACCTTGGGTATACTATTGCAAAACAATTACCAGGGTTGCCAGAAAATTGGAACGGTAGCTGGGTAGGGAAGACTTGGAGTTATATTCAACGTCCTGATTCTATAGCTCCATCACAAAACTGGCATACACATAATGCAGCTATAAACTTTCCAGATAGTCCGATAAACGCTCCGGTACTAACAGATTGGACTTATTGTCTATATGTACAAATACCTTCAGACTTGCAAGGAACCGAAGGAGCACTTTCTCTTATGGACTCTAATAATAAAGTTGTCAATATAGTTCCTCAAGAAGGAGATATTTTCTTCTTCAAAGGAGATGTTAGACATAAACCAAGACTGTCCCCTTCTTCTAAAGAAGATCGAATTGCTCTATGTTCTAATATCAGTTTTAACATACCTAGCCTTATTTAGTTGCTACAACTATTTATAATAAACTCAATAAATTAAAATCACAATATGAAAGCTGTTTTAATAGGAAGCGATTTTTTGTTAGATGATAACGGAAATGCAAAGATACTAGAGATGAATACAAATGCGAGCGTATACCAAAGTATGCTTCCTCATTTAGACTTCTCAGCCGTTACAGAATTAATAGAACAGAACTCAATCAATGAGGTTGTTTATATCTTCAGCAATGAACATATAGTAGTAGACCCTAATATGAGATTGAATATAACACTGGGTAGTAGATTACAACAAATCTGCCAAACATTAGGTATAGCATACACACCGTATCAGGTAAATGTAAATGCTACGACAGTTCCTTATATTGAAGACGCTCCTAATAAATTAATCTTTAGACAAGCTTTCGATTCAACAGCTTTAATTGATGATGAATATTGTGCAGATAAATTAAACTTACAAGAACTTATTAAAGACGAATCATATACCGTAGGTACTTATGCTTCATCTACTTTACATAATATAGATACATTAAACAGCCTTACTCCTAAAGAACCTAATATTATAGTAAAGGCAAAGTATCCACATTATGACGGATTACTATTCCCAGAAGCACACTACCTTACATCTACTGAACAGTTAGATGAATTAAAAGGAGCTTACGGGACTGACTATTATATTCAAGAATTTATCAATTCAGATAATAACCTAGTACAAGGAAAATATTCAATTATAAGATCTTTTGATTTAGTTTACGGAAGTACTTTAGAGGTGTTACACCTAGGATCTTATCATCAAAGCTCTCAAGTAACTACAGACATTTGGCCTAATGAATATGTGAGTGGATCTACTAAGATGACAACTAAGTCAAAATTAAAATGGATTACAAAACCTAGTCAGAATCAAAAAAGAACTTATCATTTAGATAATGATACAAAAGTAGTAGCAGCTAATGGAGAGTACTTATTACCGTCTCAACTATATCAAGGACTTCAAGTAAAGTCTGCAGCTTTTAGTAACTTCCCAACAGGGTCTATTGTTGATATCTTTGCACATACTTCCTCTTTCCAGGAAATGTCTGATAGCCTTGTAATAAACACAGCTGAAGTAATTGACCTATATAGTGCTAGTTTAGAAGGAGTTTATTTACATGTTACATTAGAAGACGGTACAAACTGGGATGATTCAACTAAGTCAACTATATACGTAGAAGTAAGCGGAAGTACTAAGACACAGTTTAAAGCACTAGCGCAGGTTGATTTAGGAGATAAAATTATTGTAGTTAACCATAATACAAATGAGCTAGAAAAAAGAGAAGTTACAGAATTAGAACCTCTTTTTGATACAAAGGTAATTTACGAAGTAGATGTTGAAGACCAAGATATCTTCTTATCTGTACTAGATGAAGAAGAAGGTATTGCGTTAGTACAACACAATCCATGTTGGTGTAACGGATATAATTGTGGATGGTGGAGCTGTCAAAGTTATTGCACACAATGTAATAGCTGTTTTATAGGAGAAACACTTATTGAAACAGTACAAGGACAGAAGCAAATTAAAGATGTAGAGGTTGGAGATCTTATAGACTCATACGACATAATTACAAATACTATTGTTACCAAGAAAGTAACAGGTCTTTGGAAGTCTGAATACGATAATAACTTGGTAATTATCAACGGTATTAAAACTCAAGCAACAGTCGGCCATCCTTTTGCAGTTAAAACTATAGAAGGAGATATCAGCTTTGCTGCTTACGATCCAGAAGCAGATAAAGGACATTTAGACCATGGAGTTGAAATAGAACAATTAGAAGTAAATGGAAAGTATGTCAATATAAAAGGAGAGTGGAAGCTTATTGAAAGTATAGAATTAGAACCATATAAGGGAATAGTATATAACTTAGCAGTAGAAGACACTCATACATTTATCGCAAACGATATAATAGTACACAATTTCGGAGAGAAAAAAGCATAATAGTAAAAGATAAGAATATGTCAAATACAATAAGAACAGTAGTACAACCAACTACACCTGCAAACGATCAGAAAGTAAAAGAAGTTATTCAATCAATCGTAACATTGATAAAGAATAAACATTTAAGCTAATATTAAAAAATAGTTATGCTTGTTGGAAATAAGTTTTTGTTTTTAAAGATACCTAGAACTGCAACTACAGCTTTTGAGCGTTCTTGCTTTCTTGCAAATATAGAAGTTAGGTACCCTACCGATGAAATACTCTCTCAGAAGAGAGCAGCAAACGGTCAGTCTTCTCTAAGGCATTCACATGAACCGGTTAGTAAAATCCGAGAAGTTTTCGGAGATAGCTATCCCATAATTGCAGTAAGAAGAGATGACCTAGAGAGATTTATCTCTGCCTGGAAATTTTTTATAAAAGAGCTTGAAAAGGTAGATGTAGAAGCTGCTTCTATTCTAAAAGAAGTAGACAATAATACCTTTATAAACACCTGGATAAAAGAGCTTGGTTATTCTGCTGAGTTAGTTGAAATAGAAAAACTAATGGCATTTACAACAAGCCTTGTTGGGTACCCAGTTAAGTATAGTGCAAACTTATTTACAATAATGTCTGCCGCAATGTCAGGCCCTTCTCGATGGCATCAAAATGACCCAAGTATTATATACTTTGATTTTAAGAATTTAAGTGAGTTAGAAAGGTATGTAAGAGAAACTGTAGATCCTTCTTTTGAACTTATTATATCCAACCATACAAGATTCCAGACAACTAAGTTAACACCTACAGATGACTTAAAGGAATTTTATTATAAATGGGTAGAACCTGTCTATAAAAAGAACGTTACTTTAATCTAATGAAAATATATAATCACTTTTTTAAAGAGGATTTATTTGTAGAGATTTGTGAATTTGCTAAGAAAAGTATCTATACAAAAGTAACTGGTAAGATTTATAACTACAAAGGAAAACATATTCAAGGTGGTTTAAGAAGAAGGATAGAAAAAGCCTTTAAGGAATATAACTTAACAGGAACTGTAGATACTCTCAGAGTACAATGCTTGGATACTAGCATCCAAGTTACAGAAAACTACCATCATCATGGACAGATTTATAAAGAGAACTTAGTATGTTTTCTTAATGAAGATTTCACCGGAGGAGAATTTGAATACATAGGAGAAAATACTGAGATAGTATCACCCAGTACCAATACTGCTTTAATATTTGGACCTGAATTAGAGCACAAAGTACTACCAGTAACTGAAGGAGTAAGGTATACATTAGTTGCTTTTTTAGCAGAAAATTCATATCTTATTAAACAAGACAAGTCTTTAATATGAAAAAAATAGTTATACTAGGAGGAGGTACTGCTGGATGGATGACAGCTTTACAGGTGAGAAAGTTATTCGATAAAGCTGATATAACTTTAATAGAAAGTACCTCTATAGGTATATTAGGAGCTGGTGAAGGATCAGTACCTACCCTTCCGGCTTTTTTAAGAAGCCTTGATATAAACTTAGGAGAATTTAAACAAGAATGTGATGCTACTTTTAAGTTAGGAATTAATTTTGAAAATTGGAATGGAGATAATAAAAACTACCTACATCCTTTCCTACCCACACCAGGCGATTCTCTAGACTTTAAGCAACTAAACGAACAAAATATAAGTTCAAAAGAAGGTATTCCTAATACAAACAGCGCTTACTATCTTCTAAATTTATTAGCAAACGAAGAAGATCTTGATGAAAAACTACCAGTAAACAATTTAATACGTAATAAGAAAAGTCCTTACTATAGAGAGAATAATCAAATTAAAGGATCTACTGGATTTTCTTTTCACTTCAATGCAAGAAAGCTAGCAAAATACTTACGTACAAAAGGTGAAGAAAGAGGTATAAAGGTAGTAGATGGAGAATTTGATAAAGCATTTATAGACGAAAGAGAATACATCACAGGAATATCACTTAAGGATGGAAGCTATTTCGAAAGCGATTTTATTTTCGACTGTAGTGGATTTAAAAGATTACTAATAGGTAGCACTTATAAAACAGAATGGGTCTCTTACGACAAACACCTTACTGTTAACTCAGCAATCCCTTTCTTCCTTCCACAAACAGAGAAAGTAATTAGACCAGAAACTAGAGCAATCGCAATGAAGTATGGTTGGATGTGGCAGATACCGGTAGCAGGTAGATGGGGATGTGGATATATCTACGACGATCATTTTATAGACCAAGCTCAAGCAAAACTAGAAGTAGAAGAGATGTTAGGACATTCTATAGACAGCGACAAAGTGTTTAAATTTAATGCAGGAAGGTATAAAGAAGCTTGGAAGAAGAATTGTATAGCAGTAGGACTATCCTCAGGCTTTACAGAACCATTAGAGGCTACTTCTCTTATGATAGCAATGAATCAGTTACTTGCCTTAGATCCTACCTCTATGTTTATAGATAATCAAATGAGTAGAGATTTGTATAATAAAGCTATAGAAGATCTAAACGAAGAGACTATGAATTTTCTATACTACCATTATATGACTAGAAGAACAGATACAGAGTTCTGGAGCACTTATACTACTCGAACAGAAATCCCTGAACGGCTACAAAAAGTATTGGAGTTGTGGAAAATTAGACTTCCAAAAAATACTGACCTATCATTAGTTGGACATACTGGCTCTTTTGATACTTACAGCTGGTATTTAGTAGGTGCCGGCATAGGTCACTTAAGTATGGATTTAATAAAACAAGAAAACAAAGCATTAGGTTTAGATCAAAAACTAAGTACATTTAAGCAGCAGCTGTTATCTCGTTTAGATAATATACGTGAAAACTCTATAGATAATATACAAGTAGGTTATGGATCCTAATTTTACTTTACTAATAGTCCCAGACAAAGGTACTGGGGTTTTTGCAAACAAAGAATATACTGAGGGAGAATTATTGGGAGGTTTTTTACAAAACACTCCACCCAAGGTAGGACGTAAAGCTACAGATACATTATGGGAAACTGGAGTCTTAGGAAGATACTGTAATCATAGTGAAGTAGCTAATGCAACTATGGTTGAAATAGATGGAGGATTTGTCTTATATGCAAATAGGAATATCGATAGAGGAGACGAAGTAACTGTAAACTATTATGCTGTAGAGTTTAAATTAAACATACCCAGAGGCACACATGTAAATACTACCTTTGTGAGGAAGGATTATAAAAATTACGGCAAGACTATATGCGAATATTAGTATACGCTTTACCTAGAACAGGTTCAAATAACTTAACACATTACATTGCTAACTCTCTACATTATAGAGAGATTATAGAACCGTATAACGAACATAGATTTTGGGATACAGATATAACTGAGTCTGATATTTGGAAGAAAGATAATGTAGTAGTTAAAATGATAATCGGACAAGGTGATTATTGGTACGAAGATATAAAATCAAAATTCGATAAAGTAGTTGTACTCTATAGAGAGAATATTAAAGAACAAGCTGAGAGTTATGCTCATGCAGCTAAGTCTGTAGATTGGCATTTACCCTATGTTTACAATCCTGATAATATCTCTGAAGAAGAATACAATAAAGCTTATACAAAAATAGGAAGTAGAGTAGGTGAATTAAAAAGTATAGATGCCTTTCAAGTAACTTATGAGAACCTATACCTTTCCGGAACAGATAAAGATAGGTTAGATGAGTACATAGGTATAACTAATAAGTCTTTTCGCTTTATGTTAGACAGTCGGAATAAGTATAGAAGAGATAGCACAGGAATAAAAAAGACTTTAATTTAGTTGCTTTAGAACATATTTTTTCTTATCTTAAGTGTATGGAAAATCAAGGAAGAAGACCCGATCAAATTAAGTTTGCAGAAGATGCTACTTTTTGGGCAATAATCGGACTAGTATTAACATTACTTTACACAGTAGTAAAATCGTAGACTATGGAAGTAAAATTTGCAGATAGTTTTTTTGATAGTTTAAGAACATTAAGAAGACATAACACCTGGTGGTATAAGACTTATAAGTTTATTAGATGGGATGTAAAAAACTTTCTAAAGAACGTATGGACCTTTCGTAAAGAGTTATGGGAACATAGATGGTGGGATTATAGGTTTACTTTAAACTTATTTGAACGCTCTCTCGAGGTTCAAGAACTAGGTATGAGGATTGGTGGGCATGAAATATCAGAGACTAGAGACCCTAAGTTAAAAGCAATGCGTAGAGTATTAGAGTTGCTTAAGAATAATAGAGAAGATAATTACGTTGATAGAGCAGAAGAAGAACTAGGACAATTACAAAACTTAGGAGGCTTTTTAGAGGGTATCGATGATACTCCAGCTCAGGTAAGACATAATAGAAAGGTATTTGTTAGAGCTAGACAAATAGAACAAGAGGAGTGGAAAGAGCTTTGGGATATCTTAGAAGGAACAAAGCGTTCAAAAAAGCCTGGAGGCGAATATGATGGAAGTGATATAAGAGGATGGTGGGATTAATTTAAAAAGAATGAAACAGGTAATGATTATAGTAGCATTTATCTTACTAGGTGAGGTAAGTGTTGCACAGACGGCTGAAGTAACTACAAGTGGTACATATGTAAATAAGACATTTAGTGCTTTAGATCAGTTTGTGTTTTATTGGGTAGGTAGACCTTACAAACTAGGAGGTTCAACAGAGAGTGGAATTGATTGCTCTCAGCTCACAAAGCGTTGTTATAAGGAAGTCTACGGTAAGGATTTGGCTAACGTTGCATATAAGCAATGGAACCAAACAGAGAGAATAAAGAGAGATAGCCTTGAAGTTGGTGACTTAATCTTCTTTAAAAGTAAGCAATCACCAAGCGGTTGGCATTGTGGAATCTATATTGGTAATGAGATGTTCTTTCATGCAGCTAATCGCTATGAAGGAGTAAAGATAAGTAATTTAACGGAACCTAGATATAAGAATAATATAAGAGGATACGGAAGACTTAAAACAGATAAATAATAATAACATGGAATATCTACCAGTATTTGTAATTATGTTTATAGTAGTAGCATTCATCTCTTGGAGATGGGTAGTAGGTATTGACTATATGCATAAGAATCATCCTGATTATAAAGGAGATGATTTATTCGGACCTTTTGATGAAGATGATAAAGATCATGTTCTCTAGGGAAATAAAGTAGTTGCTTTATATCAGTTAAATTCGTATCTTTATTAAAAGTTAAAATATGGCAATAGCGATAGTGAGTTGGGTAGCTTTCTTAATATGGATAGCAATAGAATATTACACTGCACCAACTGTAAATCAGCAAGGTAAGACAGTTATACCTGGACGAAAATTAAAAGATCTCTTTAAAAAGAAAAAATAAATATGAAAAGAAATACGTTACTATTAATCATCGGAGTAGTCATTCTACTTTTTTGGGCTATATCAACTAGGAATATGGCTGTAAATCATAAACAAAAAGCAGAGCAGTTACAAGCTCAAGTAGATAGCTTACAGAGTGAGAATTTTGTATTACAAACACAGTTAGGAAGATACGAATTAACACTAGAGTATTTAGAGAAAGAAAACCCAGAAGCAGCTCTTCAGGCCAATAACTATATGAATCATGAGACTGAGTAATATCTTTAACGGAGTAGGTCTTGTTGCACTACTAGCCCTTGTAGTGTATACTTGTTCAAAAGAAACAATTGTAGAACCAGTTGTAAAGTCTAATACCGATTCATTACAAGCTGTAGTAGATTCTCTACAAGCTGAGATTATATTTCAGAATGAAGGTTTCGATTCAAAAGAGAAGCGATACGAAGATGTTATCTCTGAATATCAATTTGGTATAGAATATATAGAAAAGTATCATCCAGAAGCTTATAGAGACTTTCATAGAATTATAGGCTTTAAAGAACGATTCAGAAGATCAGACGAAATAGAAAACAAAAAAAGGTTATCCATTGAAAAAGATTAAACCCATTCATAAGTTTAACGGAGGAAGAGGAGCTACTCTATGCCACAAATGTAATAGAATCATAACAGAAGGTATGACAGAAGATTTATATTGTGAAGAGCATGGCGGTAAACCTTCTTATAAGTACAAGCTTGTTAGGTCTAGAGATAACATGACAGTAACAGGAACGAAAGTACTTTGGTTAGAGTGGAATGAGAATGGAACTTTTAAAAAAGAGCACGAACAACCTACAATAGGAGCTAGTGTAGTGGTAAACCCTCAGTACGGAACCTATACATGGTTAACAACTCCAATGTTATCTTATACAGAAGAGGATGGAGTTATAACTTTCAATACAGAGAATAGTACATATAAACTTTATAGCAATGCCTAAAGCAACATTAGAATATAACCTAGACGACATCGATGATAGTGATGCTCATTTGAGAGCTATAAAATCTCTATCTTTAACATTAGCTCTTTGGGAGATGGATCAACATCTTAGGTCTGAATTAAAGTACGGAACTAGAGAAGGAGAGCTATCAGATGAAGCTTATACAGCAATAGAACGAACTAGAACAAAACTACATGAAATTCTAGAAGAAAACGGAATAATATTAGATGAATTAATGCGATAAATTATGTCAACACAATTAGAATTAGATTTTGGCCCTGAGTTTGGTAAACCGGATATAGAAGCATATCTTAATCCAGATATAGAATCTATGCTTAAACTAGAGCCAATTAACCCAGGACATTATCTTGAGTTAATGGATAGATTGCACGTAGTGCTTTGTACGGTTAATGACCATATATTCTACCATCCGATATCTTTACAAAATAAAGAAGTAGCTATCTTAGTAGAGAATGCTATAGAAAAGTTAGCAGAAGCTTATCAGCTTGTAGGATCTTTAGAAGAAAATAATACATCTAAATAAATCAATATGAAAAAGTTATTAGTAATTTTAAGTTTTTTTTTCGTAAGCAATGCTGTAGCTCAAACTCTAAGTTTCAAAGATAGAGTTGAAGAAATTGTCATAGGGCACGACAAGTATAAAATCGCAGTAAAATATACTCCTTCCGGACATCGAATCTATATTCCAATGAGGAAAGTATTTAATGGGAAAGTATTACGCGAATGGGTTTATAGTGACTTTGTTTTTACTACTAGAGCTAAAGCTTTGGAAGTAATTAGGGAGTGGAAAGAAGAAGAAGAGATGGATAGAAAGCTTAAGCGAGTGGAATACATCTATATCAAATAGTTTGTATCAAGCCAGAAAAAGCATATATTTATAGATATAAAACGTCTATTTTATGTTTTTCCGCAAAGATCCTAACGTTCGAGCTTTTTTAGAATTTGTTAAACAAGAGTGTAAAAAACATAAAGTAAAGCTAGAGCTTAGGAAGGTTAGGTACCTGAAGCTAGATAAGACAATTAAGTGCGGAGGTTATTTTGATTCAGAAGAGAGAAGGCTTGTAGTAGCAACAAAAAATGAAGATACTTGGTTACCGTTATTAGTTCATGAGTTTGCTCACTTAACACAATGGGTAGATAATTGCGAACCATGGGCAAAAGGAGCAGATGGTCTTTTCTTTGTAGAAGAATGGTTATCAGGTAAGAAAGTTAGAAATATTAAGAAGTACTTAGGGCAGAGTAGAGATCTTGAATTAGACAATGAGAAACGCTCAGTAAAGCTAATAAAGAAGTGGGATCTACCTATTAACATAGAGGACTATATCAAGAGAGCTAATGCATATGTTCAGTTTTATAACTACATGTATTACTCTAGAAAATGGTGTAAACCAGGTAACTCTCCTTATAGAAACCAGGCAATTTACGAAGCAATGCCTAGTAGCTTTAGGATGAATTATAAAAAGATGTCAGAGAAGTATGTAAAAATTTATAAAGAACAAAATATATAAACCAAACCAATAAATGTTATGACAAAAAGTTATTATGTAGCATCAACCAGAATTTCTCCTAAGATCGCAGATTTAGTAGAATATGGTCATCATATTGTAGTAGAAGATATTACATATGAGAGATTAAGATCAGCACCAAGAGGACGTTCTATTAAAAGACGCCTTCAAAACCCATCAACAGAAGAACAAATTGTAATCTTTAACTAATATGAATAAGATCTTTGAGATAGTAGAAGCCTGGTCGACAGCGATAAATCCTTCACCTATTCGAAAAAGATTAGCAGAGATTAGATATAAGGTCTGTGATACTTGTGAATTTAGAGGAACTAATGCTGTTGGTATAGAAGTATGTAACGCATGTGGATGTCCACTAAAGGGTAAAGTATTTACTTCAGCAACTCCAGCACAAAACAACTGTCCAAAAGGTAAATGGCCAGCTTAATAAACAGATATGGCAGAATATAGCAAACAATGGGCTGAAATAAACGACCCAGACTTTCCTTGGGATTTTGATATCGAAGAGGAATTAGAGACTATACCTCATGGTTATTATAAGACAATAATATGTGAGGGCTTTGGATTTCTAGCAATAGAAAGAACCACAGAAGGTAAAGTGCAGCTTCTGTTTCCTGCAAAGGATGATTTGATAGAGCGAGTAGATTATAAGAAATTCATAGAAAGTCAAAAAAGAAAATAATGGAACATTACTTAGTAGTTTACTACTTATGTTTAGGAATGGTATGGGGAGCTTGGTTAGAATGGTTCACAACTGCCAGACAGATAGGACCACCTTGGACCTTTTCAGATAGAATCCGAAATGTTGTATTCTGGCCTATAATTGTTTCTGTATTTCTCTATTACTTTTTCAACGAAGACGAATAATGCTTCCGGAAAAAAAGAGTTGCCTCTTAAGATTATTTTTCGTATCTTAAGGTATACTTAAAAAGATAAAGGTTATGATCAAACAAACTTACGTTAATCGCTATCGCGATCAGATTGTCTTCGAACAAGAAGGAGATACTATTGCAATGTCTGGGTATAATCCAGAGTACTGCCGTTATGGCTTTCCAAATATTTATACAGGAGCTTATGAAGCTTATTGCGATGTAGTTTATGAAGTACCAGATGGTCAGCCGATGTCTTTAGAGAAGTTCAAAGAAGTAGTCCACGAGTGGAGAGATGGTAAGAATTGGATTATGAAATTATTTGGTCCACTAGTTACCTCTGATACAGAGACAGTTAATATGTTTGATCCTTCAGGAGGGCCTTACATTACTACTGGAATGGATATGTCTCATTTTGGATTAGAAGGTATCATAGATGCCATTAAGCTTGGAGACGGTAAAGTAACATTAACAGTTAAAAAATAAAGGTTATGAATAACGAAAAGAAAACAGCCGCATTTATGAAAGTCTATAAGACTATTCAATCAGTAACTAACATTCTTCATTTCGAAGCTTGTGAGAAAATGATAGAAACTTATACAAGATTTGAAGTAAGTTTAGGTACAGATCCTACAATTGCTCTAGAGAAAAAGCAGATATTACAGCAGTTTTTCAATCAAAAACAAGCAGAATTTGCTGCATAACTCATTGATTCTCAATAAAAGTAAAAATAAAGTTGCTAGTCTGCGTACTAGTTACTATCTTAAGGTATATTAAAAATTATAGTATGAAACAAAGAATTATTTATTTAGGTCTGTCTTTTATTTCTTTTACTGCAGCAGGATTGTTAATTACCGGTAATACTGGTTTAGAGATCCAACCACTTAACGAAGCAGCAACATTTTCAGTTTGTGGTATGTTAGGTTTCCTATCATTATTTGCAGCAGTTTCAAAAGATAAAAAAGACTAATATGATAAAGCTCGTTACTTTACTTGTTATAGTATCAGTTGTTATTTTTATAGAGCTATGGCTTATACATTGGGCAGTAGGTCTATTCTATCCAATTACCTATATGCAGGCATTTGGAATATCTATCCTATGTTCAATATTAGGAGCAGCTTTTAGAAGTAGAAAATAAGATATAGATTAAGGGTTATGAAAATTACATTAGAAAGAGATCAGAAGCTATTCTTTACTTCCGATACACATTACAATCATAAGAACATCTGTAGAGGAGTTACAGGTTGGAGAACTGCTGATGATCGAATACCAATCGATCAGACTAGAGACTTTCCGGACCTAGAAAAGATGAATGCTACTATCGTAGATAATATAAACGGAGTAGTAGGTCAAGATGATATCTTAATTCACTTAGGTGACTGGTCTTTTGGAGGCTTTGAATCAATCAAAGAATTTAGAGATAGACTAATTTGTAAGAATATCTATCTTGCTTATGGTAACCATGATCACCATATCCAGAATAACAGACAAGGCATTCAAGGAATCTTTACTAAGACCTTCCAATACGAAGTACTATCTGTTTACAGCCCTAAAGGAGTCCACTTGCATGACTTTGTAATAGACCACTATCCTTTATGTAGCTGGCATGATATGAACAGAGGAAGGTTTCATTTATTTGGTCACGTTCATTTACCTTCTAATAAGAAGTTTATGGGAGGTCGGTCAATGGATGTAGGAATGGATGGAAATAATATGACACCTTACTTAATGGAAGATGTAGTTAGAATGCTTTCTGGAAGACCAGTCCAAGCAAATAGACTACCTCAAGATCACCACGAAGAAAGACTAAAAGGAGAACAATAATGAAAAAGAATATATACTTAGACGACGTTAGAACGCCACTAGAAGGTATTTGGACTGTTGCAAGAAGCTATGAGCAGTTTGTAGAAGTTGTATCAGAAATTGGCTTAGAAAATATAGAGACTATCTCCTTAGATCATGATTTAGGAGACAGTGCTATGTTTGAGTACTACAACAACGTTAGAGATAACTATAAGTTAGAGTATGAGAATATTAATGAAAAGACAGGATATGATTGCTGTAAATATTTAGTAGATTTAAGCATTGATACAGAAATACCCCTGCCTGTTATATTTATTCATTCAGCGAATCCAATTGGGTCTGCTAATATGATGGGATACATTAACAATTATTTGAAGAATTGCAAACTACCACAGACTTGTGTTAGAGTTGAAATACCTCATAAAATTGAAGAAGAGTTTATTCTATCACCCGAAGCAAGAGAAGCAAAATGGAGAAGAAAATGATAAAACGTCCTACAATGAGAGTAAAAGTTAAAAAAATAGTAAAAGAGTATAGAGAAGCTTCTATTCTGGAAATCTGGGAAGCAGCAAGAGATAACTTTATCTTTGGCTTCTTAGGAGCTACTCTAGTAGTCTTTATTGCTACTAAAACAGACCTAGCAGTTCTAGGAGGTTATCTAGCTTATTATTTCTTCATGGGTAGGATTGTAAACCGTCCAAAGTATGTAACAGACTTAGGTAAGTTAATTATGTTTCCTCTACCTTCTGCCTTAGGAGCATTTGCAGGATACAAGCTTTCCTACATATTATTAGAGCTTTTATAACTCATTGATTCTCAATAGCCTATAACTCATTGATTCTCAATCAAAAATCTTTGTGTTTTCCGTGACTTTTTATGTAAAATAGTTGCTAGTCTGCGTATGTCTTCGTATCTTAAGGTATGTTAGAGAGATAGATACTACGACGGCTCCGGACCTAAATATTCCGGAAAATAACTTAAAAAAAAGTTGCTCGTCTGCGTTTTATTTCGTAATTTAAGGTATATTAGAAAAACATATAAAAATAAAGGTTATGAAAAAGTTAGAAATCATCAATTCAGCAATTGCCGCTTTAGAGGCAGAGTTAGTAACAGTAGAAAACACAATCTCAGTATTGAACGAAGAGTATAGAACTCAGATAGTAGAGATGTGGAAATCCAAGTTAGCAGGTTTGCTAAACGAAGGAGATGTGCTTGTAAATGATTACAGCACAGGTGTTAGAGTTAATCGTATTCAGGTTAGAACTAAGAGAGACGGAGAGCAGTATAACTATGCTCAAGAGATCTTATCTATCTCTAGAAGTGAGTATGGTGAGGAAATGACAGGCTTTAACATGAATACTTATTCAACTACTGTCGATAATAACTTCGAATTTGACCGTCTTATTACGGTAGGTAAAGTAGCTGCTTTCATCAAAGAAAATAGAGAGTCTTTAAGAACAGAGTTTCCAAAGAATACTGTTTATGATTCAGAAGTTAATCAAGAGAGATATAGAATTCAGAACGAAATTCGTACTCTACAGAACGAAAAATGGAGTACAGAAAGACAGCTAGCTCTAGATAAGTTAGAAGACGGAGGTGTAGAGTTTACTGCCGAAAGAGACTACGACTTACCAAGCTTAGAAGTTCGCTTCAACTGGACTATCTCTAGAATCTCTAAAATCAAGATTACTAAGAAGACAGCTTCTGGTAAGTCAGCAGACTTAGAAATTACTACTCGTTATAAGAACTACGAAGGAGAGATTACTGAGAATGTTACTACAGTAGATAAGGTTAGAATGGATAAGATTCAAGATGCCGTTCTTTACTGCAAAGATAAGATAGTTGCTTAATTAAATTATAAACATATAAAATAAAAGGTTATGAACAGTTACATTAAATTTAAAATCGAAAAAGAAGTAAAATGGGATTCTAGTACCATGGGTATGGTAACCAAATACTTCGTATGGGCCGGTAATCAGTGTCTTGCATTAAAGCATACTGAAGAGGAAGCCTTAGAAGCTTATGAGTCTATCAAAGCTAATTACATTACAGGTGGTACTACCATCATCAAAGAAGAGGAGGTAGACTATGAGTCATAATGCCAACCAAGTATTTTTAGAACATTATTATGAAGTCGGCCTAGCAATGGGCCTATCAGAAGAAGAAGCTATTGAATATGCAAATGAAAAATTCGACGAGTGTAGATAGTAGAAAGTTCCAGCATGAGTTTAAAGACTCAGACGGAACGATTTCAATCTGGAAGTATAACTTAGATAAGTTTACCAGAGGTCCTATAGAGGTAGAGATAATTTACCCTAAAGACTATTTATCACCAGAGCAAGAGCTTAAGAAAGCTAATAAGAAACTACCAAAGTATAAACAGCAATTCTTAAATCCTGCTAATGGTAAAATGGTAGGTTATTATAGAGCTAAGACTCTAGGACTTGTAAAATAAACTATATGAGAAAAGAATTGTACATCGACCTGAACAGAGAGATTAAGTGTATCGGAACAGTAGCAGAAGCTCTAAAGAAGGCCGGATACAATGCAAGTAATAGTATTATTGTTACAGTATCGACAGACTACTCATCTATTGCCGGACAGATTATCAGACATGAGCTTACTTTTGAAGGAGAGATTGCTGATGGCTTTGGAGTAGATGTTCCTTATCCAGACCAGGAATGGGATACTAGGTTTGTTAATGAGGCTTGTTCGATGTTCTTATTGCATAAAGAAGCAATAGGAGTTAAGGATGTTATCTTAGTTGAAGCAGGAGTAATTAGAGGTTCTAACTATAAGAGCTTAATTAACCTAATGCAAAGAGCTCTGGAAATGGACAACCCTATTGTAACTACCTCTCTATTTGAGAATAAACATTCAGCCTTCAAGTGCGACTTTGTAGCAGAGTTCTACGATGACGAGATAGAAGATTTAACCTTCTGGTGGGAGAAGGAAAACAACCACTGGAAGTAGTAGCAGATTAGCGTATTTTTTCTTATATTTAATAAACAAAAACAAATAAAGGTTATGAAGACATTCAACGATTTACAATTTACTCCACACCCGGTTGATAGCCGAGGTATAATGAGCCGTATTATGTTTGATAACGGATGGGGAGCATCTGTAGTACGTCATGATTATTCTTATGGCGGTAAAGACGGTAAGTATGAATTAGCAGTCTTAGACTCTAATGGGGACTTACATTACGATAACGAAGTAGCCAATGGAGATGTACAAGGGTACTTAGACGAAGAAGAAGTAACTTACTTATTAGCAGCAATTCAAGAATATGAGCGATTCAATCAAGAAGTATAAGGAGATGGTAGAGGATGGTCTGATAGTAGATGAAATATTAAAACCTTCATTTGCATCTAAAGACTATAAGGAGTGGTGGGAAGAGAATCAAGAGCGTATTCTAGCTAATGATCAACTCAACCATGAGATGAATTATAAATTCGCATTAGCAAAACATATAAAAAATAATAAGTTATGAATAGAGATATGCAACACGAGAAGTGTTTAAAAGCAGCCGCAGAGTTTTTAAAAGGTTGGGATGTAGAAGATGATACAGCCACCAGAATGGTAGCTAGCATTATGATGCATAGAGACGGAAACTGGCGAGCTGGTAGCTTTGTAGAAGCTGTTTGTGAGAATGATTTGTATTCTGCTATTACAAGAGCAGATAATACATCGTTAAAGTATCTAAAGCTATATACATTAGCTGCTAAAAACTGCTACACTCGATAGTCTATGAAGATAGTCCATAGTTATATCCCAACAGCTTTCGGAGATAAACCAGCTCCAGATCTAATCTGGAAAGAGTTGATGTATGGTCAGATGTTAAGCGTATTGCTAGCTCAAAGAGAGTTTGGCAATATTAGCTTATATACAAACGAACATATTGCTCGTCAGATAAAAGATGTAGGACTACCTTATACAGATATTGATACAACTGTACTTGAAGGAGTAGATACTAAAAGCTATACATACCCTAAGATGAGAGTATTTAGAGAGATAGGAGAACCTTATCTTCATATCGATACGGATACTTACATCTTTAAGAAGCTAGACTTTAGTAAGAGTAAGAGCCCGATAGTATATGCTCATTCGGATCAAGCTGTAGAGTTTAGCGAGAAGGTTGACCCAGATGTATTGAGTCAGTATATAAACAATATTTCAAAATGCTATACTAGTTTATTCTTTTTGCATGATGAGGAGTTTAAATCATTTAACCCTCCTAATGTAAATCTAATGAAGATACCTAACGGTAACTTAACTTATGTTAGAGACCCTAAGCTCTTTATAGAAGCAACTAATAAAGCATTAACGTATTACTATAAGCATAAGAGTATTATCGATAGAAATACTTATGGAGGAGTTTATGTAGAGCAGATGATTATACATTTGTATCTAATGGAATTAAGTCCGGAGTATAAAGAAGCAGCTGATGAAAATAATCATTTGATGTGTGATAATATTTTTATGCATATAGATTATGGCTCTAAGGATAAGACAGCGGACTATCTTAACTATAACTTTCCTTTTAAGTTTAAACTACATACATTAAAGGATGGTTATATATCAGAACTAGAAGAAGCTAAGAAAGTAGCTACTAACTTAGGGTTTAAGTTAGAGAAAGATGTTTACAAAGAGTATACAATAGAGAAGAAAGAAGATTTGGTTAAGTATTTTAATCATGACTTCTTAGGAGTATTACACCCTAGCTTTAATAAATGGGCTCCTCTATTTGAATGTCTTACAATAGGAATTATAGCAGAGCAGTTTGGAGTAGAGTATATAAACCGAGTTCATAGTTACTACAAGAAGACTTATCCAGGCTATTACTTACCTCTAAAATCAAGAGGAGAGAAACTATACGAAGAGTTAACAGGCTTTGAATTCGGAGTAAAGAGCGTTATATAGATGAAAGATAATACGGTTATATCTTTAGTAGGAGTTAATAGTTACCATGTAAGTAACTGTGTAAATACTTATAGACAGCTACAATCAGAAGGTTATACAGTAAAGGTATTAACTAACCGTCCGGAGTTATTTGACTCAAAAGATGTTTATGTGTATAAGAGGAGTATATTTACCTACCTCGATAAGCTGCTCTTCTGCTTAGACTTAGTCGAAGAGTATGGCTGTAATGTCTTACATCTAGATGCTGATAAGTGGTATCAAGAGCATAGAATAAAAAGCTTTATAGATAGATCACAACATTATCAGATAACCTACCAAGGTAGTTGGCCGGAAGGTAACTTCGATGCTTACAAAGATGTTAACCCATGCTTTAAGTATTTAAAAAGCTATTGCGAGTATAAGGGTATAGAATATAAGAACTGGAAGACGATATGGGAGTATGTGATGTTCTTTAGAAAGGATATAGACTATCAAGGAATAAGATTTGAACTAGAAACTATAGCTCCAGTCTTTACTTATATGTCTCTAATGAATGACGATACTTACATTAAGACTCCATTTGCATTAGGAGGAGCAGAAGGATTAGCATTAAGCATAGTATTAGATAGATTAGGAATTGAATCACAAGAAATTTTAATATAATGGCAAGCCATAAATTACAACAACGATTAAAGAAGGCAGAAGAGGAAGTAAAGGAGTGGGAAGAGCGAGTGCCTGTAAACAATATGGGTAAATGGGCTAAATCTGTCTTTCTAAAAAGTAAACAGAAGACAGTTGATAAGCTAAAGAGAGATATAGAAAGAGCTAACAGACAAAAGCTATAATATGGATAAGATACCACCATGTAGCGGACATGCATTCAGCAATACAATCAAATGCGAATGTTGTCAGAGTATAATAGACTTGGACGATACCGATTGGTGTGACAAATGTGATAGAAGTATCTTTGATGATAGTCCTTGTAAGGTATCAGAGAAGACAAGCGACTATATGTACAATTGGATAAGAGAGAAGTCCGGAAAGTAGGCGAGGTGGGGGCGCCCTATCCTCTCCGACGAAGTCGACCCGCGCGAATTTAACAATATGATAGACAAGTATAAGATAGATCCAAAGATATATGAAGTAAAGACGTTCTATGGTAATGAATCGGCTTACTTTAAGACTTATGAAGATTGCTTTGTAGGTAATGAAGTAAAGAAGGGTATGATATGGGAGCAGAATATACAAAATGTATTCGAAGAATGTATTACAAAGGATATGGTAGTAATAGATGGAGGAGCTCATATAGGCATCCATACTATAAAGCTATCAAGACTAGCCGATAAGGTATATGCCTTTGAACCATTAAGACCATCTTATGAGCTATTGAGAGAGAATATAAAGCTAAATGGATGTACAAACGTAAGACTTGACCATAGAGGCTTATCCAGTAATAGAGGAGTAAGTACATGGGATTGGATATCAGAAGGCAATATAGGATCATCAGGATTAAAAGATAATAGTATGGGACATCATTTTGATGAAGAATGGTATCCGAATATAGAAGAACAATATGAGGTAGAACTAATCTCTATAGATGAATTAAATCTTAATAAGGTAGACTTTATAAAGCTAGACATAGAAGGATATGAGAGGAAGGCCATAGATGGATGTAAAGAGACTATAAAGAGATGTAGACCTACTATATTAATAGAATGTTGGAAAGACCATAAAGGAACAGTTGATACCTTCTTTACAATGGACTTATATAGAGACTTATTAGAAGAGCATAGATACAATATAAAACAGGTAGGCATAGCCGATTATCTGTTCTACTAGGCCGGAGGGGAGGGGGGCCTTTATCCCTCTCACCGAAGGTGTCACGCGCGAATTGTCCGACCTTTCCTACCATAAGGATTCATATGGACGATCTTTGACATATTGGAGAATATAATACGCAATCTAAAGGATATCTGGATATAGATATAAATGGTAGCTGAGAGTGTATGACTTGGGTTACTACTTGGTATAAGGTTACAAGAGATA